TCAAATTCTCTATTGCTTTCGTAAAGATTAATTTCTCTTCTCCTTTCAAGGTCCGTCTATGTTTCTTCAAATCTTTAACAATAGCAGGGATTGTTTTGTCATTAATACGATATTCTTTAGGGAAAATATCTAACTGTGATTTTGCTTCAGTCACATTCATATTGTATTTTTTAGATACACTCATAGCAACTTCATAATCGTCCATTATTGGTATAGTAGATACCCAATTTTGAATGGTGTCAATTTCACTAACAATGTCTTCCTCTTCATCTTTTAAATTAGCTAGTTCCTCAATAGTCTTAGCCTGTTCCCTGAGGTTATCTCCCTTCTCCCCTTTAGAAATTGATGCCAAACATACCACCCCCTGCAAGCATTGGCTGAGGCTCCTTACTATCAAAGATTTCCATGTCATCCAATAAAATAAATGATTCTAACATATCATGAGTTGCAGAATTAGCAATAGCAAGTCCCATCACTAAATCATCATGTGCTCCCACACCTTCGAACTTACCGTTTTCTGTTATACTGAACATAGATAATTCTTCAATAATATTATCTGTAACTTTTCTTGATTCATCGTTACCCCTTGGAAAAATAATTTTACCATTCTCAATATTCATTTGTAGATTCAAAATAATTTCTTCTTTTTTACGTCGAGTCATAGTGACATCTCTAATGTTTAAATCAGTTTCATTTCGTAATTCTTGAGTGAATGATTTAGCAAAGGTATTAGTTTCAAAATAAATTGCGTCGGGCTCAAACAATTTACCAATCATTTTTATTTTATTGATGTTTTCTCTAAATTCTACATTCTTTTGTCTATCAATATATATGACTCTCTTGTTTCTATCTTCATCTACCTCTAACACAATAATAACATTGTAATCACCATCAGTAGAAATAGCAGGGTCAACCCCCACGTAATATGAATACCCTGAATCTTTCCTGTGTCTGAGTCTAAGGATATCGTTTTTACCTAATTGTTTACAATTGTCTATGTGCTCCTGCCCAAATAAGGCAGTTCCTGTAGATATAGGAATACAAAGATATTCTCTAGTAAACTTAAGAGAACCAACCTCTTGCTTCCTCTGCATTAAATTATCATAACTCCACCTTTCAGGCCATAAGGGTTCATTATTTTGATTAAGACAAGGGTAAGTTCTAACAGTATATACCTTAGAATATTCTTCACTTGCTAATAAAGCAAAAATATCTGTATAAGTAAAGGGAGTTCCAATCATTCTCAATGTTGCTGTGTGGTGAAGTGTAGGAATCATGTCACCAAAAAACCAATCCGTTACTTTCTTGATAGCAGTAAGACTGAATTCTTTCAAAGGGTCGTCAATAATTATTTCTTGAGGATGAAGCCCACGAATTTGAGAACCAACTGAACGCTCAAGGATAGAATTACCATTAGTGAGAGTAATGTTACCAACAGCCCATCCCCTTGATGGGCGAAAATGAGCAATAGTATCATTGTTAAACATTTTATCTATTTCTCTCATGTGAACCATTGTCTGTTTATGGTTAGAAGAAATGTATAGCATCTGATATGGGGCAGGCTGAAAGCATAACTGCCATACAGCCCAAGAATGCATAAACACAGATTTACCGTGGTCACGACTACAGATTACAACAGTTCTATCAGTAGATTTCATTAAATCTAACCACTCTTGATGAAAAGAAGTAAAGTCAAACCCTAGAACTTCAGTAAAAAAATATGGAAAGGAGTTCTTGGACATCTCCAAGTCCATTTGTTTACTGAAATCTAAATCTTCTAACAAAGAATCACCCTCTTAGATTAATAAACCACTTTTGAACATCCCAATTATTACCATAATGTTCTCTAAAATGCTCAAGAACAGCATCTGGAATTACTTCATCAACTTCAGGTTGTGTGCCTGTTTTCCATTGAGAACCAGCAGTAGTGTATCCAGAAATAGTTGGCACTGAAGGTTTGTTATCAATGGCTTTATCTCTGGCCATTAAACCGTATCCTTCTCCTAAAACAGAAGCCTTAGTGCCTCCCTTGTAAGCATACTCTTTACCTTCTTTACCTTGTCTTACAGCAAAACCACTAATGGCTACTAATCTATGTTTATCTCCTTGTTGAATAATGACCCCAAACCATTCATCTACAGGATATTCTGCTGTTCTTGTTTTACTACCTCTTAATTCATAAAGGTCATCTGGATTACTTACATCCCACATTTCCTTCACTTTAGATTCATCATCACCTAAAGCAATAACTTTCAATTCTTCCCCGCCAGAAAGTCTTCTTAATTCTGGATGGAATTTTAACGTATCAAACCAATTCATAATCACCAATCCCTACAAGCCATACATCTTGCTGAATAATCATTCCTCTCACACGTTTCACATTTATGCCTCGCTCGAAAAGATTTCTTACGCTTGGTATTACCTTTTTTCCCAGTAACAGAAACTCCCTTTTGGCCCCAATGGACTTTCTTATATCCTCCTTTTCCGTTAGGAACGCAGGCCATCCATTTCTTTCCTTTACGGTCAGAACTAGTTTTCTTAGTTCTTTTAGTACAAGTGGATGCCTTTAGGGTTTCTTGCCAAGACAAATTATTTCCTCCATTACCTGAATAATGCCTTAATCGTATATACTGATTCCTCATTTATTCCAAAATTAGCGGCAATAGACTCGTAAGAAGATACAGCCTTAACTATTTTATCAACTTCAGTTGCGGTCAATTCCATACTTTGTTCAAGGTGTAATTTATTTATAATTAAATCCATATCTTCAATTGAATTTAAAGACAAATTAGCATGGTAAATTGGTTCATTATTCATTTTTCTAATAGTATCATGAGCTTCTAGCATCACTTGATTTATTTCATCCATTTTATAGAAGTCATCAAAAGCAGAATCTAATCTTTTAAGTTCCTTATACATGTCTTTATCTTTAACAGATAAACCGCCACTGTCTTTATCTAAAGAGCCAAACATAGTAGTAAATTCTGGAGTATTAATTGCGTATCTTAATTGTTCAATGGGGTAAATTTCACCCTGAGACTTCAAATAATTATCATAGTGTTCTTTGATATCTTTCCAAAACGGATATTTCTTTACCATCTCAGATATATCTTCATCACTATACCTTGATTTTTTAGCCATATCATAAATGATATAACCTACAGATTGCATATTTTTCTCTTTAAATCTATCACCGAATAATGAATTAAGGGCTAATACAGCCATTCTACCGTTAAAGAAATACTTGTTATCCCAAGTTTTAGCTCCTGCCCTTTTCACTGATAATATAAAATTAGTTAATGCTTTTAATTGTCTAAGGTCTATAATATCGTCTAAAGAGCCTTCTATGGTTTTACCTAAAAGATACCCTATTGGGTTATTTTCTTCATTTTTAATAGCTATCATGTAAGCAGTGTGACTGTTAGCCCATCTTGGGAGTTCTTTAGGTGAGAAAAAATACTTACTACTAATAGGGGAGATATAATAAGAATCCATAGCCTTTAGGAAATTATTCCAAGGGGCTTTAAATTTAGCTAATTCTTTTGATGGAGTTCCCATTGCTGCTGGCTGTTCAGTTTTTCTACCTACCTGTCGTAGCCTTTGAGCAGTTTGATATTGACTAGCTGTTGGCTCTAAATTTACTTCACTCCTCTCTTGGAAGATTGAAAATTTTGTTTTCTTATCTTCTAAATATTCTCCAACATCTTCTATGAAAGTCTTAACTAATTCATCTTGCTCAGTAATATCTACGTTTTCATCAACATAGTCCTTACCTACATTAATAACCCAATCTGAAATTGGTAGGCTAAATGTCCCATTATATTGTTCATCTTCTTGGGTTTCCTCAATAAATCCATCAAACCAATTGTCAAAATCTTCTAATTCTGCATCTGTAAAAGCAGCGTATTTTAGAGGTGAAGTTTTTACTAATTCTCTAACCTTAGAGACTTCAGATTTAGGAATCACAATATCTTCATAATCTCTATGATATTTGTAATAAAAGATAGGGTCTACATCTAACCTCTTAAAATCGCCCTCTTGTATTTTAATATCTTCAAATTTCAAACTAGGGTCAGAACCAGTTCTTATTTTATTGTAATATTCTATAATTCTAAGAGCAGTAAGAAGGGTGTTAGGTGCTCTCATTTTGATGCCCACACTTCCTAAATCAACGATATAACTTGGTGGAGTTTCAAATGTAAATAATTCATTTAACCGATAATATTTATCTCCTCTTTTTGAAGTTTTAATCTCTTTCCATAAATCACTATCTTTATACTTATTTTTCAAAGTGGCAAAAGCATCATCTAATGCTTTCTTTTCTTTATTATCAATACTGGACCAATATTCATAAATTGCTTTTCTATTAGACCAATCACCTAAAGGTAAATCTCCTATTTCTCTAGCCCAAGATAAATAGAGTTTAGTCTTTATTTGTTTACTCGAAGTTTTACCTGATTGTTCTTTATTAAGATAATTAATTCTTTTAATCAAATCTTCTAAATTATTACTGGTATTGGCATCAGGCGACATTTCAATATATTTTTCTAAATTAACTATTACATTAGGAATATTACTTCTCATACCCACTTGTAACTTAACTAAAGAAGAATTAAAATTACTATCCTTTAAATCCGCCACTTCTAACTTGTCGTTATTATAAGAAAAAGTATTTCGTAATAATTTAGTTATGTCTGTTTCTAATGTTAAAAACTCTTTATCTTTTTGTTTTTCTTCAAATTCAGTAGAGAGATAATCTTTTATTTCTTGGTCTGATGAATCAGGATTCTTACTTTTTATTTCTTGTATTAAATCGTCAGGTATTTCTTCCCCTGACCTTAAAGTGCTCATAATTTTCTTTTTCAATTTTCTACCAATTATCATTAGTTCACAACCTGTATCATATTGTTTTCTCTTAAAACGTTTAAGATATCTTTCTTTTCTTTTTCATAAGTGGGGACGTGCTCAATAATGTCTTTTACTTTTTCCTCAACATCCTTGATTATTCCTTGTCTAATTTCTGGAACTATATCTTCTAGTAATTTTGATATCTCTTTAATTTCCTGCTCATAAGGTGGCTCATTAGATAAAATTAAATCTTCTATATTTTCTGTTGGCTCTACTTCTTCTGAAATAGTAAAAATCCTATTTCTTTTATCTTTAGAATATCCAACAGCAAGAGAAAGAATGTTCGACACTATCTCTGTTAAATCTAATGCTCCTTGAATTAAAGTGGTATCTGTGTCAAAAAGAATATCTGCTAAATTCTCAGGTTTTTTCTTCAAGAAACCCATGTAAGCTATTTCTGCCATATATTTCTCAACACCAGAGAATTTATCCAAATTAAAATCTGTTGAAAAATCATAATCTCCTTTTATTTTCTGTATATCAATATCTAGACTTTTACCTTCTTCCTTTACATCTTCTTCAATTTCAGAATATAAATTTGTAAAGTTAGTATCTCTCATACCTTCTCTAAAGAAATCAATAATTAAACTTCTGTCATTACTTTTAGGCATTAAAAAGTAAGTAACATTATCAAAAGTAGTCTCAACTAACCTATCTTCTATCGATTTTAATTTGTCTTCCCCTGTTTTATTACCTAGGAGTTCTCGATATAAATTAGATATTATTTTATTATTATTCAATATTTTACTAATCTCAATTTTATCATCCTCATCGGGGTCTAAAAATAGCTTTAAGAATTCTATCTTAGCTGCGCTTAAAGAGTCATTTAGTTTAGATAATGAGCGATTCTTATTTTCTAATTCTCTAACTAATTTCCTTTTATCAGACATTAATAGATTTCTAATAGTATCCTTATATTTAGGCCAGTCTTTTTCCTCATCTAGTCCAGAATTATCCTCACCTTCTAAAATAACATAATAATCGCTGTCTTTTTTCTGTCCAACTGAGTCAAGCCAAACTTTTCTCATAGTAAAAGCAGTTATCATATCATCACTTAGAGTAGTTCTACCTTTCATATCCCCAATAAAATCCTTAAACATCTTATCATCTATAGTAAAATCAGGTGATAAAAGTTCCATAATGACTCTACGCTTATCTTTCCAATTATCTTTTCTTCTTACATTAGGTTTTAATTTGTCAGGTCTTAATGAACTAGTGATTTTGGTATTAGGACCAGCAATTTTAACAAAATATAATCTTGCTTTTTCTGCATCTATATTTCCAGATAGGGAAAGTTTAGTTTCAGTTACTTTTTCTTTAGCTTCTTGACCTCCAAACAATATCCAAAGGCGGTGAGAACGAATATCTAACTTAACAGAAGAATCCAACTGTTGAACTTGAGAAGATATTAGATTATTAGGGGTAGATTTAGTAAAGTTTTTCACCCATGTATTATTCATTTTTTGGTAATTTAAGGTGTTAAAATCTTTAGAACTAGAGAAAGATACCTCTTTTAATTTATCATAAGTTACGTCTTCAGGACCAGTTTCTGTATCTTCCTTTAGTGTAAAGGTGGGTAAAGTTGATTGTTTAAGATAAGGAACTACTACATCAGCATAATTTTCTGTTAAGAAATCTCTGAATTTAGTTCTAGTATCTTTAGATAATATAGACAATTGCTCAATAATATCCTCTTTCTCATTATCAGATTTATTTTCAAACCCATCCAATAAATTAGCAAATCCTTCTTCAGTCATTGAAGAACTAACTGTTGGTTTTGCGGTAGTTTTTGATTCCTTGAGTTTCGTCTCAAGAATAGGTAACACTTCATTTATTATTTTGTCAATTCTAACTTTCATATCAGCAATATGTTGGTCTTGATATATTTCTCTATAAATAGAACTTATTTCTGGAATATCATCAAATGAAAGCCTGTCATCTCTCCATTGTTTAAGGGTAGAAATAGTTGCTGTAATTCCTTTAGTTTCATATTTACCATCTTTAATTAATTGAATGAATTCCTCTGCTTTACTATCGTTAATTAAATATGGCTGCCATCGCCCTCCGACATTAGCAGGTAAAGGAATAGTTTCACTCTTAGTTATTAGACGAATATCAGGATATCTTGTATCCTTGAGTACTTCCATCCAATGCATTTCTATACCTCAAAAAGAAAAATACTCCTCTACTCTAGTTCTAACTTTCATATTATCTATAGCTTCGTGAACTGCACCTTTTCCACCTTGAACTATTTCTATCATAGTAAGAACATCTTCGTATTCCTTCTGCCATTTGTAGGGCTTTTCAAAATATCTTAAGACATCTTCAACATTATTCAATTGTCCAAATTCTACTAACACATGAGCGAAAGCAACTGTACTATCATAAGAATTTAATTTATCGGCTTTCACCAATTCTTCCTCCCAACTCATTGTGATTGCTCCTAATCCCATGCTGATGAAGTGGGGGTTTTTTCTCCACTAATATATTCTATTCTTTTATCAAAAGTTCCTAATTTTTTTAATTCTGCTGCAATTGAATCTTTAGTATATGGGCCTCTTCCATCAACATGGCCCATAATTTTCTCTTCACTAAGCCAATTAATTACGGGGCCTTCTTCTTTTAACACACTTTTCCAACTCATTGTAATTTCTCCTTTAATTCAGGGTGGAATTTAAAAACTACTTTCTTAGCATCCTTCTTGATAGATTTCCCATCAACCAAAATTTCAATTGGATATGGTTTATACTCGTCTTTCCAGTATGCAACTTCATAGCCTCCATCTTTCAAAAGTTCAACAAGCAAGCCCCTATTATTTTTCTTGTCCTCGGCTTGTAGGATTTTCTGAGTTCCTCTTGGTAAAAATAAATCAGGTTTCTTTTTTAGAATATTTTCCCAACTCATTGCAACCTCTCCTTCATTCCTTTTCAAAGTAATCTAAGTAGTCATCCATAAAGTAACCGTAACCGTCATCTAATCTATCTTCAAACATATCTCTTGCATCATCTTCGTTCATCAAAATCGAGCCTTCTTTAGCGGGCGAAGTTAAGATATAACTTCCGTAGTGTGGTTCAATTTCATAATATGCTAAGTGTTTATATTTAGGGTGAAAACCCTTAACATGTTTAACATCGTGGTCAAATCGTTCTTCTTTTAATATATCTTTCCAACTCATTGTAATTGCTCCTGCATCTTTCTAGTTATCATAACCATTTCATTATAGGAATCCCTCGCTTCATCTCTATTTTTTGCATTTTTTATTTTATCATAATATATTTTATATGTTTCAACAAAATCGTTCTGTTTCTTTTTCCAAAATTTATTTGTGATAAAAGGTCTAATATTGGTTTCCATGTTTTCTATTTGGTTTTGAATCCATTGGTAGTCGGGGTTTGATGCTCTTTCCCTAATGCTAATTTTAATTATATTTTTCCAACTCATTGTAATTGCTCCTGCATCTTCTCTTTAATATCCAACCAAACTTGAGGGTGTTGTTGTGCTAACACTTCTTGAACAACTTGCATCTGATGAACAATAATTGTATCTTGTCTCTTATGCACAAGTTGCCCTTTGAATTCCAACATATACTTCAGAGATTCACGAATCTCCTTTGCAAGTTTGGTTAGACTATCAATGTATTTCGGATTAAGGTCATCTTCAGCAAACAACAACTCAATCTTTTCTTCTAATCTATGGATATTATCTGAAAGTAAATCTATCTCATTCAAATCTCTCTTCATAATTTCAACTGCTGCGGATTTCTGAACAAGGGGTTTGAGATGTTTTGACATGTGTTTCATAATTTGCTGTCTCGTTGTGTCTAAATCGTGAGCAGCTTTTGTTGGCGATAACTCCCCCTCATGTATTGCCATTTCTAATTCTTTTCTCTGTGGGCTTACACATAAGGCACAACGGGGGTTTGATTGGTCTGTATATTCGGTATTCATATGATTCCTCAAATGCCTCGCTGAGATTCCACTTGTCCAACCCATCTCACTATCCAAATCATCTGGAGTAGTTTTAGCAGAAGCTAGTCTTTCCTCTAATTGGTCCCTATCTTCACTTTGACAAATTTTACAATGTCTTCGGGTCTTAGGCATCATTCGTCACCTGTCGGATAAATTACATTTAAGTCCTTTCCAAACTCTTCATTCCAAGTTCTAATCCAAGCTTTCAATTGCTCTCCTTCAGGATTATAGCCTAATATTCTCCCTCTAGGAGTAGTAATTAATTCTAAATGTTCTTTATCATTGAAGCCTTCTCCTCCAATCTCAGCATCATCTCTTGCTTTTTGAGACTGCCAAGCCCAACTTCTGTACGTTAAATAATCTACAACTTTTTCAGGGTTTGTATCTACTTCTCTACCATCAGAAGTTTTACCTTCCAATTTTAGAATACTTTCCCAACTCATCTTTATTCATCCCCACAAAGAATTTATCCATCTTTTCTTAATTTGTGAATCTTGCACTGCTTTATCATAAGCAGCAGACCAAGGTTGACCATCTGTTTTTCTCCCACCACCTTCTGAAGACAATACGAATGGTTTTCCATTAGCACCAAGATGGGGAGGTACTACGAATTGAGGTCTAATCCACAGATTGATTAGCCTATTAAGTGCGGGTTTTCTGATATTAATTTTAAAAGTTTTAATGTCTTCAGAACCAACTACATCTTTTAGTTCAGGAGCAATATCTCTCAAATATTTAGAAGAGGTTCTGTTACTCTTAAATTGATGATTTTTAATTCGGTCTAGTAGAGCACCATAATTTACTATGTGACCTCCACCACGATAAATTGATTTATCTTTCATAAGTTTAGTTAGAAGAGTTTTCAATGCTGTTAGTTTAGATAATGAGTTTATTTTCTGTTCAAAATTACCAACATCATCAATTACAACACTTTCAAGATGAGCATTATCAAGTGAATTTTTGAAATTCTCAAGAATCTTCAAAAGACCTTCATCGAATAAATTACCTTTCTCACCACCTACTACTTCAGAACCAGAATAAATCGCTTGCCACATAGGAGGCTTTGCTTCATTTTTATTACCACTATACCAAGAAGAATGAACTGCGGGACCACCTGCTTCTTCTTTTTTACCATCTACCAATTTTCTTTTCCTTATGTAATCTGGAGTCCTATAATGACCATAAACTTTCTCTTTACTAACAACTACCCATTTACCGCCTTTCTTTTCAATATCTGTAGGGTTATCAAATCTAATATTTCTTGGGTCACTATCTCCTCCAGACATAGAGTTTAATCGCCTTACGAAAACCAATAAGTTATCATTTTCTTTCTCATCTATGATAGAATCTTCATCTTGAATTAATTTATTTATACCTTGTAAACTATTTTGCCAAACTCCATCTCTTCCTTCCTGTCCCGGCCTTTGTTTTTCTGGCTGAACATGAAATTCCAAATGCTCAAATAAATTTGAACTACCTTTACCACCTTCTTTAGAATGGCCTCTACCAGTAACACCAATATCTGATAATGAAAGACCTTCACATTTCCTCTTCCAAGCTATATACGCTTTCTGAATACTCTTAACTTCAGTTCCTAATTCTTGGTCTATAAGTACGTTGTTTACTCTAACCAATCTCTTCTTTTTTACTCTCTTAAGAATCTTTGAAGAATGTTTTCTTAACGTTAAATTCCAACTCATTCGTCCTCATCCTCTTTCTTCTTTTTCTTCCTACTAAAAATTGGTCTTGTTGCTATTCCGGCAGTACTCGTCGTAACTGGTCCTCCTTCCTTTAACATATTAAACCAACGATTTTCATTCCTAACCAATTTAGCCAATATGGACAAATCCTTTTCTTTAGCAATCTGCAACTCAGCTTCTTGTTGACTCATAGAATCCATCTTCCCCTTTAATTCCCCAATTAATTGCGGATACTGTTTAACAAAATCAGTCTCAACAACTGCTTTCTTGAAATATTCTATTTGCCTAAGACGCTTTTCCGCATCTTTCTTATTATCGTATTCTCCCATATTTCTACCTCCTTTAGACTCTACTCGATATTTATCACCAATTCTTCTAATCAGCTTTCCACCACCTTCTTTCAGTAGTAGCACCAACATGTCTCTTCTTCGGACTTCCGGTATAAATGTCAAAAACGCCAGTTTCGTATTTCCTAAGAAAACGAGTTATTTCCGCTTTCGTTGGAATATTCCTACCTGTCAATCTACCATATTTTTTCTTAGCAGTCTTATTTTGCTCATCTATAAAATTCCACATATCATCTAAAATCTCACTTATTGTCCTCTTCTTACCGTCTGACAATATGATATTGATTGTGTCTTTTCCCCACTGAGACATACCAAGATTTCTTTTTACTGATAGTCCCATTTCATTCAACTCTTTTGGGGGTAATTATTCTCACCTAACTTTTTCAAAAAATGACCTGTAATTTGTGTGGGACTAGCAAAAAATTTTTTTCTCCTTTTCATCTATTTCCAGCCAATAGGCGTTAATCACAAATCGTTTATCATCTCGGTAATAACTTGCAAGTCCAACTTTTGTTTAGCAACAAAAGTCTCATTATTAGCATGGCGGGAATCATCATTAGATTTTAGTGGTAATTGGGTTTGGGCATCTTCTCTCACGTATTCCCTTATACGCCCAATCGCATTACTTAATCTCTGTTCTACATTCTTTAACTCAGAGCGAACACCTTGCGCTTTTATTGAACTGGCAATTTTATTTATTCTACTCAATGTTTCAATTAAATACGTTAATTTCGAATTAAGCATATCAATATCTTGTCTTCTTTGTTCATCTACTGTCAAAATAATCACAACACATTAGCAGGGTTATATTTACTCATATATCCGAACTGCATGTTAAAAACGCAAGGGAATCTGATTAATAGAAGTATGGTTTAGGCATTCTGCTAATAATTGTCTTTTATCGATTAATGATTTTTGTTAAAATAAATTTTTCTGCAAAGCCATATGGTTGTAACTTTGTCAACAACCTTAATAGATGGTAAATGAACAAGGGCTGATGGACGAATTACAAGCAAGGACAAGGAAAACGATAGCGAGTCTGGACCCTCAACAGAAGATGGAAAGGATGTGTAAGATATTAAAGGACACATCTCAACATCAATCGGTTAACTCTAAGGTTTCATACCTCGTTACTTTCTGTGGAATACCATTTGTTGAGGTTATGGAAGCAATGAATAGAATCAATACGGGAGTTGAATGAAGAATGAGCGATTTCCATTTGAAATTTACCCAATGTCACGGATGTAAAGGGTTTGATAAATATGAAGAGATGATTTGGGATTCAAAAAATCGGGCATTTTGCACCGAAGAATGTAAAGATGAAGCAGAGATTGAAGAAGCACACGATAATCATCAAGATTATCTTATGTTAGTAGCAAAAGAAGAGAGGAATGGTATTTATGATTAAGATGTGTTTTTGTACTTGGGATAAAACATGTTTAAGATGTTCAGAATTTGGAGATGATTAAATGGTTGATAGATACGAAGGACATACACTAACATCACCTATAGAAATGGACGAACCAGATAATACGGGACATATGGAGATGCTTTGTAATGGAGGAATAATAGGTTGGTTAAAAATGGGTAATTACCCAAGCGCTGATGTCAATGCTAAATTATTGATTGATGCCCCTCGTTTATTATTAGAAAATAGCGTTCTATCAGCAGAAAATAACTATCTAAAACTAAAAGATGAACATTTGAGAAACGCATTAGAAGTAATGAGGGATTTAATTAAGAATATGGAAGTACCAAGGGCTCAAATTATTGTGAGCCAGTTGAATGACATATTAGAAGTATGAACCTTAGGGTTCTATGGTGACAAAGTACCGAACCATATGGTAAGCAACTTTGGGAGACGAACCTTATGAACTAATTATCTAATTATGGTTGATTAAGATGATAGATAGTGTAACAGAGAAAGAATTTGTATTAAGATTTGAAAAAATAGGAAGAAGTGATAATTTCACCCCTTGGGGTAGAGTTGCGCTGTTTAATTACTTAGAAGAATACGAAGAGGCAACAGGTCAACAAATAGAATTCGACCCTATCGCCCTATGTTGTGAATTCTCAGAATATGAAAGCCTTGAGGAATTAAACGAAGCCTACGGGAAAGAATTTGAAGATTTAGAAGAAGTTAGAGACTATACTCAAGTTATAGAGATTGAAGTTATTGGAGTTGTAGAAGGAGAACTCTCAAGATATAACAAAGGGTTCATCGTGCAGGATTGGTGATATAATGTTTCAAAGACGACATTTTGAGGCTATGGCTAATGAGGTTATGACATGGGAAAAAACCATGACAAAAACCCAAATAGTGGATTATTTATGTTCCTTATTTGAATATTATAGCCCACACTTCAAACCTGAGAAGTTCAAAAAAGCCTGCGAAAGCTTTGAAGGGGAGTTGTCGGGGTAATACCCGGCTTCACTCCTAATTCCCAAAGTTAGTAGCTACGCCTAAGACACATTACCATATGGTAATAAAATTTAGATATGTTACTGAGGATATAGTTTCACTTTCACATACAGTACATTTTTCAAACCATATGGTCTTACTTTGTCAATGACCCGTTATAAAATCAAGGTTCCCGCTTAGGTTGAGAGGCACAACAAACGAAAACCCTTGAAATGGAGTTGAAAAGATATGGCAGATTATACAATGGACGATGAAAAATGGAATAACAGGGTTTCCCTCATAGAAAGCCACATGGAGCACTATGATGTTGGAGACATGGAACCTGTTCTAAAATGGAACTTGTCAAAGGGACAAGAAGATGTAGAAAACAGAAAGAGATACTGGGCAAACATTACCAATTTGTTTGCAACAGTAGAGAACTCACCTATCGTTATAGGAAAGAGGTCGAACCTCCCCCAAGGAGTACAGAACTCACTGACTACGATTTGTGCAGTATATGCAGAAGGACATGCTGCGCTTTTTGCGAGTCACCCGCTTTATGGTGAAACGCTAAGAGCACGTGGCCGTGCAGGATACACACCTTACGAGTCTGGTGAGGCATATGGAAAAGCAATGGCAAAGAATCTACGTTCACGACTAACCACAATGTACAACAATTACGTGAACAAGGCAGAAGAAGAAGTTCAGTGGGACGGAACAGTTGATGAAGACGGTTCCCCAACTGGAATTATTTATCCGGAGGTTGAGGAGTAAGCCTGTTTGGGGTGCCTCTCACCTTTTGATTTGGCTTGGCCCTCTTCGGAGGGTCGGCCATTTCATACTTATCGGGTACGTTCAAAGCAGTACCATATGGTTCTAACTTTGGGCAATGAACCTTGAATAATGAATATGGGGAATAAGGGTATGAACTGGAATGAAGAAGTTGAGGAGTATAAGAAACAGTATGATGATGAAGACGGGATTTATGAATACGTTGAAAGTTTAGTGCCTGTATATTATAATGACATCTCAAACACTTTCAATGATATGTCCGAATTGATAACGGCTGATGATGTAGCTGTTCCTATTTGGCAAGTGATGACAAAACACATCTTTAATGACTATCTTGAGTCATTTATGGAGGCGTGGACTCCTTTTGATGAAGAAGAATAGCACCCTTCGGGGTCAATATTCCCAAAGGTATGACCATATGGTTCTAAACTTTGAGTAATAGAACCTTATGAAGTCAAAATAAACATTAGGGTATGAGCGTAATATATGAAATACTAAAAGATGGACAAAGGCTGGGCGGAGGGAGTTTTTACTCCCAAAAAAACAGAGCACAGGAAAAAGTTGACCAAATGAACAAAAACGTGATTCAAAGAATCATGTTTGAAGCAAACCGAATGAATGGAGCAATCAGAGGAGCAAACAAAGACGAATTCAGAAACATGATTGACCAAGTAGCGAAACCCCCATATACAGTCAAAAAAGTACTCGTAGATGATAGTTGGCGCTAATTATCTCAAGCACAAGGCTACTTGGGCAGAGAACACCTAAGCATGTGTATAAACTGCTTTTCTTCGGAAGATGTGAATCTTCCACCATTTAAGGTCTTGATTTCAAAGTTAAGACCATATGGTAGTGACTTTGTAAACTACCTTAAAAAACAAATAACGACTGTAAGGGTACAGCACCCAACCGGCGTTCGGTTAACTCAGTTCGTTAATTGTGTGCATATAGGACATGATTCAAGAACATCACAACTCGCACACGTCCCTCAAGTAGTCACGGTAATGAGCCAACATTTTTCTAGAGAATGAAGGATGCACCTCAAAACCAAGAACTTCTTCGCACACGTCCCTCAGTTAGTTATGTTCCTCTAAATCAGTATTCGATGGAGATGGCCTCCCATCGGATACAATTGTCCGGCTTGATATACAAAGTTAGAGCCATATGGTTGTGAAAGATGTGAACATACCTGCGTAAAAAAACTAAAAAATAAATAATGTTGAAATTCTATTACCATATGGTCTTAACTTTGGGTTCTTCTCAGACCCTGAAATAGAAATCATCAAGGAAGGTATGAGAGATATGATAGCGTGTGAGATGTGTAGAAGAGTTGAGAGTGTGAGTCCAATGATGAGAGAGACATTGCCTGTTGATATGGTGGGTGTAAGACTCCCCGTACCATCAGGATTTGGTAGGCTGGTAGAGTGGCATGATGGCCCCTGCGGTCTTTGCATTGAAGAGTTGAGAGGTGATTGAATATGGAAAAGGAATTCATTACCGAACTCCGTAGGATTGTCAATGATAGCCTTTGGGCCGTCCTTTATCCACTTTGCAACGAGGAAAATATGGAGAAATTCGACAGGCAGGTGAGAAAAAATAACGGCCTTCGGGTCATTATTTTCAAAGTTATGACCATATGGTTCTACTTTGTCAGCAACCATATATGAACTCAATTAGTGGTTAAGGGTATGAGATGGTGGAATAAGAAAAACACGATAGAAGCAACAATGGCAGAGCAAAGATTTGTTATTGAAGTTGGACATAATAGAAACAATGACCTTATCATTAAAAAATTGAGAGTGAGCGGTGATAATTTAGAAAACTGCATATCTGATTTGCAATTAGCACTTCAGGATTTTAAGGTGCTACAATTTGAAGGAGGGGTACAAAAATGAAGCGACCTACCTTGAATAGCATGATAAGAGATGAACGGATTAAGTGGCTATCAAAAGAGGAAAGAATGCTTCTTCAAGAAATCAAGGAGGAGAAAACATGGCTTACTCAGATGAACAAGTAAAAGACATTTTTGAATTAATGACTATAGTAATAGAAAATGCGACAGGGAAATATTCAGAATACGCTAAGACATACGCAGAGGCATCATTTGAAGCGTTCGTAATATACGCCGATGATGGATTAAGAATGCAAATACCTTACGTTCTCGCTAACCTTCAAAACTGGAGGGGAGAAGAGGCAAGGTTTACAAAATCAGCCTTAAAAGAATATATACGTTGATGGTCGGTATTTAACGACCTTTGCCCACCAAAAACGTAGTTCCATGCTCATCCCACCCCCTAAGAGGCAAAGGTCAACTCTTATGGTCACTAGCAAAGCAGAACCATATGGTTTGGTACGCAGTTAAAACAGAATTGATTTTTATTAGGAGTTTAACGTTCCGTTCATTTTGGTCCCGCCGCTCTTTATATACTCTAGAGGTAGGTATGGGTAGAAATGCAGAAATTCACACATTTTCTCTATTCTCACATGAAGAATGACCTCTTCAGTGCGAGTAATACCAATCCTCAATATAACAGCCACCTACCACATGGGAGTCATTTTAACTACCAATTTTCAAGGTAGTTTATTTTGATATACTTCAATTGGACATATACAGTATTGTATAATGTATAAATATAAGTACAAAATATCAAATATTGTCATAAAAGTAAAGAAAACGATTTATTATTATCATCATTATCATCGAATGATAATAATTTTTGAAAAAAAGTGTTAGTGGTAAGTAATATTTTATTATTATTCTATTATTATCATTATTATCATATATTATACATACTATACTCTCTTTTTCTCTCTCTTTCTCTTATCTTACATACATAGTATATGAGAGATGATAATAATGAGAAATATGATAATAATGTGAGAATGTAGAGCAGCACAGCATTTATTTTCTCATTTTGCGAAAATGATAATGATAACTGATGATAATAATGAAGATTTTTCAATTATAGCGAAAATAATTATTTTTAATGAGAGGTATTCTCAATGATAGAATGTAACTGTCCAATATGCCAAGATAGGAAAAAAGGCGGGAAATTGTATCTTGCTTTTTTCCATCATGCGTGTAAAATGGAGAAATATTATTCGGGGGAGTAGTTTTGGAAGAAATACAAAAGAAAATAAAAGAAACAGGTAAAGAAATCACAGACTTCTTGTTAAAGAAAAATAAACAATACGGTAATTCCGTTTTTGAGCCAATGGGAATCTTTTCCAAAGGAACTCCACAAGAGGGATTGCGAGTTAGAATTGATGATAAGTTAAATCGACTTATGCAAGGTAATGACTCAATAGAAACAGATGAAGATATCGTAAAAGATTTGATTGGATATCTCACATTATTACTAATAATGATGAGGGTAGAAAATGATTAGACAAGAATGTAGTGTATGCGATACACCTGTAGAGAAAGCAGGTGGAAAAATGATTATTCATTGGCCTGAATCTCAAATGTTCATGGGTCGTTCTAATGTGGAAATAGCTAATCCTGAAGTTTATGGTTCAGCATCATATTGGGTTCCAGAAGAAGTAGTAACTGGAGAAATAAACGAAATGCGAAAAGAGATAACAGATTTATGTGAAATTGTTGATTTGTTAATTGATGAAATAGGAATTAAAAGAGTTAGTGAAATTGTAAAGACCGATAATGGTCTATGTGAAAGACAAAAGAAGAATACGATAATTAATTTTGTCCTTAGCGATAATGAGGAATAATAGTGAATATATTTGTTTTAGATGATAATCCGTTTTTAGCAGCAGAGATGATGATGGACAAACATGTTGTTAAGATGCCCACAGAAAGCTTACAGATGGTTTCGACCATAATGGATATGAATGGTTTCAACTCCCCTTTCAAACCCGTTATGGCGAACCATCCTTGCACTATTTGGGCAAGAGAATCATCAATTAACTTTAATTGGCTAATAGACCACACTATCGGTTTATGTAGAGAATACAAACATAGATATCAAAAAACTCACAAAGTTGAAACTCTTTTATCCAATTTCAAATATGATATTGAAGAAGCCTCAGCATTATTGAGTAATAGAGGTCTTACAGAATTTGCTCAAGCAATGCCTGATGAATACAAGAATGAAGATGCAGTAATAGCATACAGAACATATTATCTAGAGGATAAATGGAGAATAGCAAGTTGGAAATTTGGTTCACCCAATTGGTGGCCGAATGACCACATAAAGAAGAAATCAAAAGAATGGTACGATTACCTAAATCAAGAAAACAAAAGAATAAGAGGAATTTAAAATGAATGACAAATACTTTACAAGAATAGAAACAGAATTAAATGATGTAATCAAGAATTTAGCAAATAATATGCTTGATGCAATTAAAGATGATGAGTGGGAAGCAGTCCTACTATCAGCAGGAGCAATCATGGATTGTGTAAAAACAATCTATCCAACAGCGTCCGGTAATTTACACCGAGTAATGAGTGGTAAATATAACGGACATAACAGTGAGCCAAATGAAGCTTTATTTGGTTAAATAAAACGTGGATGTAGCCGAGTGGTCAAAGGCGAGAGGCTTAAGACCTCTTACATAATGTTTCGTAGGTTCAAATCCTACCATCCACACCAAGGGTCTATGGCGCAGTCAGGTAGCGCAGCGGGCTTTTAATGACGGTTTGTTTAATAAAAAGAAAAAATCAACTCTCTTACCCCAAACAAAGGAAAATGCCAATCATCCTTTTTCTTTACGTCAGAAGATACCCGTTGGTCGGGGGTTCGAATCCCTCTAGACCCGCCTTATTTTCAAAAGAATACAAAGAAGTGATATAAATGGAAAAACAAATAGAATTTAGATTGATAGATAATGCAGCAATGCCACCAATTGTAATTACAGTTGGTGAGAACAACGAACCTAAAGTAATCTTGAACTCCCATTACAAGATTTGGATGGGATGGAAAAGAAAGATGATTGGGGGAGTTGCTAAAAGTCTATATGATAAGATAGACGAACTATTAGATGCATACTTAGCAGACCAACACGCCTTTATGCAGATGGAAGAAGAAGAATTCGGAGAATGAACATGAGAATTTTTAGATACTTAAAAGAACATAATTTGGAATTAGAGAGGACAGAAAGCAAACATCACGTTTTCACATGTACTCATTGTTGGGAAAATGAAAGAGTAATTTATGATGTAAAGGGTAAGTTTGCCTGTCAAGACTGTATTCATAGTGATTCATTTTATGAAAAGATGCAGAAATTAGTACAGAAAATAAAAAGAAGAAAATTACCATTAATGGAAATTAGGGAGTGAATAGAATGAATAGAGCAAGACACGTAAGGATGAATGATAGAGAATTTATAGCCACAGGAGATATTATTTCAGATGCTGTTGGAGGTAAATGGCACAATCCAAGTGGAGCATATAACGTTGCACTGAAGGACAATTTAACTGAATTATCAGTATCCGATGATTGGGCAGAAGCAAGAAAAGAATGGAAAGCAACAGGTAACGTTTGGTATATACCTTTGAATCATACAATAAACGATGTATTACCAGAACCACATAATAATGCTCATCCACACGAATGTATTTGTGGACATAAAATCGCTTGGCATTTTGAGATAGAGAATACCGAAAATGGTAGATTAGAAATTGTTGGTAGCGAACACATTGGTTTTTGGATGATTGTTCGTCACTTGATTGAAAATCTAAATATTCCAGAAGATATGGTAACTCAAGAAAGAGTGAAAGAATGGATTACTGAAGCCGTTAAATCAATGAAAGCTGAATGGTGGTGGAAGACTCATGGAGAACAATTTGAAGAGTGGTTTAATGCAGTTAAAGAACTTGATTTGATTATCAATACCAGAAAAGGTAAGACATATTGGGATACCGATACTGGAAGAAATGAGCATCAAATTCTTCTGAGAAAGAAGTCTGAAGGAACATTAGGGACTCCTGATTACCAAATGGCATCTATCGTTTGGAGATGGAATCATCCTGATAATGATAAAACTGCTCAGATAAACACCAGAGGTTATCCTAATGACCGATTATGGAATGACCTAATGATATTCTACTTTAATCTAGAAAAGCATCAAAATACATTTGATGAAATGAATAGAGAAAGAGAAGAAAGAGTAGCACACATTGTTGAGGAAAGAAGACAAGCAGCAGAGCGAAGAAGACTTGAACAAGAACGTTGGGAAGAACAAAGAAGAGTCAGAAGAGAAGAAGCAAATGCTAGAGAAGAAGAACAACAGAGACTCAAAGACGCTGCTCTGGAAACCTTCTGTCAAGACAATGAGATTAATGAATTTTCAGCAGATAACGGAAGAAATGATTGGGAGAAGTCGTTTTTAAGAGAAATGATTTACAGAATCAATAATCTTCAATATTTATCTGAGAAACAGAGAAGGAGAGTCATTAAAATCATTAACCGTGAGGACGAGAAGGCAACGGAGAAGCAGTTAGCATATATTAGGAAACTTGGCGGAACCCCAAATCAATATTTAACCAAAGGAAAGGCTAGTAAGCTTATAGAAGAGTTATTAGAAGGAGATAAAAATGAAGTGTGATATTTGTGATAAGAACTACGTTGGTCTTTTTAGAATGTGGTGTGCTGAACACCGAGTATGTTTTTCTTGTATAAATTTCCTTATTAAAAGAGAAATAAAAGAAAAAGAAGAATGGAGTAAAGTGATATAATGAGTGATAAAACAAAAAATGAACTGAAGAAAGATTTGAAGAAATTAACAGAAAAAAATGAATTTCTCTTAAAAGAGAATGAAATGATACATCAATCTTTTAAAGATATGACCCAAACAAGTGACAATTATCGCACAGCAATTGTTCAATTACAGAACAAGTTACAAGAGGTAGCGAATATTGTCAGTCATTACGAGAAAACCATCTTAGTGATGAGCGGGCGAATCCAAGAGAAAGACACTTTGATAAGTGAACAAAGAATGAAAATAGAAGGAGGAAAAATAGAATGAAACTGAGAATTTTGAACGAAACAGGACACACTGAAATGTCAGTAGCAGTAGAGGAAATTATGGACCACATTAACGAACACGCAACACATTGGGTTTTCGTGGATGGTGAAATGATTAACCGAACAGACATCTCAGAAGTTAACTGGGATGACGTATCAGATGTAGACTTAGTTCCCGCTATTGTTGGCGGAAACTGCTAAATCTAATACGTTAGTGGTTTGCCAGTAATAAGGGATTTATTGGTAATTTTATTCCCTTATCCACACCCAATAGGTTTTCAACATTGAAAATAAATGTTGTAAATCTAAACCCTTTTTTCACTCTCTAAAAAAAGAGGGGTATCCTTCATATAGAGCAAAAAAGGTAGAGCAGTTTACCTGTTAGGAGTGATTTGAGATGTACAAGATGATAGAATTTATTGGAAAAAAATCAAGAAAACATGAGAGAATAGTTAGGTATTTGTCAGAAAATGGAGAACAATCTACTCATGATATAGTTAAACTGTTTGAAACAGGAAAACTATGTGCTACTACTAATGAAATAGCCAATCTCCTCAAAAAGAGCGGACTATTCACAATAAGTGGACAGACTAACGTATCTAAATTTACTTCCCTTAGGAATTCATATTCAATATGTAAATGGGATTTAAATTATGAAGGACTAGTAAGAAAATATGAAGTTAAAGAGTTTGGTAACAGTAACAAAGGTAAGTATATTTTCAATACTACCAATAAAGAATTATATCATCTTCCTACATTAAAAAGAGAAGGGCTATGGGAAAGCATAGAAAAAGAATTGGAAAAGGAAAAAAGATGATATTTGATAATATACAACAATTAAGAGACTGTATGATAGAAGTATTACCCGAAATAATACCTCCAAGGCAATTAGATTCGGTAATATCATACATTGATAAAATTAAACAATTGGATTTACAATTAGAGACTAAAGAAGTGCTATGTAATTCAGAAATAAGGAAAGTGTTGATAAAGAACAAAATTGTCCCATCATATGAAATAAAAGATTGGTTACATCAAAGGCGAGAAGAATATCTCGAATTAATGGAATATGTCAAGAGGGATAATGAATGGAAAACCAAACACAATATCGATACAGAATAAGTATCTGTAAAGCGAATGGAAGTGTTTGGATGGAGGAGTTTGATACTCAAAATCTCCTTATTCAGCAAATAGATGAATTATTAGAAAAACACCCGCATCTTCTTATCTCTAAACAAAGAGTGAGTGATAAAAATGAGAGACAAGAATCCCGAATATGTTAAAGGGCGAAGAGGAAATATAGCAACTAAATGCAGAATTTGTGGTGGGGCTTTAACCCATCCAGACGATATGAAACAGGAGATACATTCTCCCTGTCTCAGAAGATATAAGAGTAAATTGAGGTGATAACGTGCCAGAATTAAAAATTAAAAGAGCCGATGATTCAGGGGAATATGATTCCACACTAGTTTTATTTGGTGGAGAAACGAGTTATAGAACAGAAACTATTTCTCCAACCATGTATAGAAAGGCTAACAATCCTATGATTGAGGCCATAAAAGTGTGGTTAGCGGGTAAACTAAAGATAACCAGAAAACACATCTATGGTGAATCTTGGAGGAGAAATAGAAGACATAGAGGATTCTATACTCCCAACAACCAAATTGTTAGTAAAGAACCTGAAGAAAATAAACCAGAAGTAAACGAGTTTTCCCACACAATATCAATTGGAGATGAAGGCTACGTTGTTCTTTTTAACAAAGTAGGAACACGTTATTTCTTAAACGGAATAATGGGTAACAAGTCAGTATTGATTGCTGCATTAGCAAGGACAATTTACAAGTCTTGTTTCTCTGATGATTCTCTTGAATTAGATAAGTTCCTAATTAAACATATTCAGCTCCCTGAAAATGTTCATTATGCTCTTGAGAATAGAGCACCTTACTATTTTTATTTGGAAGCAGAAGATGGGTTCCATTCTAAAAGGATTGAATGTCGATTAAAAGTCAACTTGATTAGCGACACTAAAGTAGCAGTCGAGATTTCAGATGGCATTTGGGGAGAATTAACTATTAGACAAATGAATGTCTATATGAATACTTATCTTAACAAAAAGAAGCAAGGCAATTGGAGTAACCTAAGCCCTGCTGCTTTATGGGAAAAGGTAATGAAAAGACTACCAACCGAATCTGAAGAACAATTGATGGTAGCTTTCCTTCACCAGAATAGAACTTCAAAGGTAGTTAGAGAAAGAGCAAGAGATTTGATGATTCATATTCAATCTCGATATCCAGACAGAATCAAGATTAATTGGGGAAGTCCTGACAAGTTACTAGATGTTTCAGAAAAGCCGACTATTATGTACATTAATGGTAAAGTTGCTGATTGGAAATTAACAGACCGAGGATTAAAATCCCAAGGACAACAAAATGTTTCAACATACGTTTGGGTGGAGAAAGAAGGGATAGAAAAGGGAACTTGGAGTGGTCCTATTTGTGTGGATAACCTCGATAATAAATCCCCAACAGGCGACCAGTTCGTAACAAGAGCGCTGGGATTACTGAATGATGACTTGTTAATTCAAAGAGTATCAACCATCAAAGGAAGATTAAATAGCGGCCATAAAGTGGGACAAACTGACCAAAGAATTTCGCTGTTCCAAAAGGAATAGAGAAAAGAAACGGTCATCCTTCGGGGTGGCAAAAATGAAATGCGACGAATGTAAAGGCGATATTGTAGAGATAAATGGAGAATGGTCTTGTAATATCTGTGGGTTAATCACAGGTAGTATAATGGATTCCTCCCTTTTCAAAAACCAAGAATTAGTTAAACATCGAGATGGGAACTCTACTAGATTAGGGAGTCACATTGGTAAAGAAAAGATAAAGGGAGCAGCCAGACTCAGGAGATTGGCAGTTATGCATAGTTTATCTAAAGAGCAGAGATTAATGAAAAAAGCTGAGTTTTACATGAATATGGTTCTCAGTGAATTTCAATTGTCAGATTGTGCTAAAAAGGACATAATGATTTATGATTCCACTTTAAGAAGAAAAGGTGTGTTTACTTCTAAAATGACATTAGAAGAAAGAGCAGGTGCTTTAGGGTATATAATTTTGAAAGAATATGGAAGAGAATATACTCTACAAGAAGTATCTCAAATATTAGAACTATCACCTAAAAGGTTGAGTAAATTAGCTAAATTGTATGCAAGGCATTTGAATAAATCATACGTGTTTTCTAACATTAACGTGCCTTCATTGTTGGAGAAATTTTGTCTGAAATTAAATAAAGATAGAGCTTTCATTAATGATTGCGTAAGTCTGTATTATTACTTAGATAAGATAGAACCTAAACAGCCTAATTCAGCACATCTATCTGGCATTGTTTATTTTGTAGAGACAACTAATACTAAACTAACTATGAGTCAGAGTGAAATAGCAAAGGAATTCAAAATTGGTTTGACTTCATTAAAAAATAATTACAAAAGAATATTGTCAATATTGAAGATTGATAACGCATTTAATTTAACAGTGAGTGATATAATAGAGGGAATAAGATGAGAGCAAAAACAGTGATACATGTAGAATATGAGATATTAAAAAATATATTACAATCGAAAGAAATAGGAATGGTAATTGAAAGAGTGAAAGCCAATATGGTTCCTCCTAATGACCCAGCCGCTGAGAAAAGATTCAATGCAGGAGTGACTTCTTCAGCCCAATTGATTCGCAATATAGTAGATAGAAGAACACACAGAATTCCTCAAAACCATCCCGACTTTAAGGTGAAGTCTAATGATGACTGATGAATTGAAAGAAGAAATAAATTCCTTGATAGAACAATTAGATGAAGAGAAACCCCCTTCATCAATTAAAGAAGCAGATAAGGCGATTAAAACTAATCTGCTTGTTTATCTAAGAGGATATGTTGCTGATGATTTTTGGTATAACGGCTGGAAAGATGGGCCTAAGAATAAATTTGATTCTGCAAGAGTAAAACTCATGGAAAGATTAGTGAGTGAAATAAAAGAAACACCATTTATACCTTTAATGGTGGAAGAAAGTGAATCTAATTCTGCATTTGAATTTGATGTAAAGGAAATAAGAGAAGACGTATTAACGTTACAAGATTATTTGGAGATGAATGAATGAAAAGAAAGATATTGATTATAGGAACTGGAGGTATAGGAAGTTTTCTTATTCCTCTTTTAGATAAGACTGAGTTATACAATATTACAGCCCATGACCCTGATATTATAGAAAAGAAGAATATCTCTTATCAGAATTTTAATACTGGTGAAATAGATAAGAAGAAAGTCATGGTTATGAAAAACAGATATAGTTCAATAAAGAAGGCAGAACCATTTCTTGTTCTTACAGAAAAACAGATTCAGGGATATGATTTAGTCGTTTGTTGTGCAGATAATCTTGATGTTCGTAGACTCCTTTATAGGTCATCAACTCGATGGCTGGATTTGAGAGCACAAGGAAGGAATGGGGCATTGATTAGTTATAAGACCCCTAAAGATATGTTTGATGTTGTCCTTGCAGGACCAGATGGTAGTTTCTCTTGTCAAGGAACAGATTGGGCGGGAGATAATTCTGGATTACATTTTACTCATGTAGCAATTGCAGGTATGGCAGCGGAATGGATTCAAAGGTGGTTTATCAGCGATAGTGATGTTTGTGATTATAAGGTTGTGAATATTTGAAAGAGAAAAAGGAATTTCGACGAGAAGTTGGCGACGTTGTAGATGTCTTAGAAACAGATAATGGAACGTATTTTGATTGTGAAATAGTATCTGTTACTTGCCCTGCCTGTGGAGAATCCTTTACTGGAATTATTAGAGAAGCAGGTGGTTTTATTGCTGGGCATCAAACATATCACGAATTCACAAATGCTCAAGACGTTATGATAAATGCTATGGGTGGTGCTTGAATGGAAGCTTGGATGAAAGATATACAGTCTAGTTTTAACGATGGAAATGGACTTAAGAGTATATTCCATAATGAAAGAAATACATTTCTCCATGAAATCTGGAATCAAAGTATGAATGGATTTGATATCCCAAGGGAAATCCAAGTAGTTATAGATTCTAATAATGAATTATTTATGAGTGTAGGAAGTCCTTCTTTTGTATCATTTAATGGACAAGATGAATCCCTTTATGGTAAGAATAATGAAAAGAAGATGAAACTACCAATCAAGTGTTGGATACATACTCACCCTTTTGGTAAAGCATATTTCAGCGGTACGGACATTTCAACAATCAATACTTGGAAACCACATATGATGTCAGCCATAGTTTTAGGGGATAATGAACACCAAGTTTGGCAGAAGGTGAAACCGGATATTGCAAAACATGTTAGATATATTACTGAGACGATTATAGAATTAGGAACTAAAAATAAGATAGATAAAATGGTAGAGGAATTGATATGAAATTAGAAGCATATGGTGAAACGATAGTTTGTAGAGAAGCAAAGACGAAAACAGGTCATTTCGTAATGACTGAGAATAATAAAGCAGAAGTCATTTCAGTTGGTGATAAAGTTGAGAATTTGAATGTAGGAGAATTCATCTTCTATGAACCAAATAAGAAAGAAATTATTGGTGAATTTTTTGTTATTCATTTTCAAAGTGTGTTATGTAAGGTGATGGAATGAGTGAAGAAGATTATGAAGTTAGTAAACAAAGACAAGAAGACAAAGCAGCGAGTTATAATAAGGGGGAATAAGAGTGATAATAATAGGAAATGAAGCAAGAGAAAAAATGTTACAAGGAATAAATCTTACCGCCAATGCGGTTAAGCCTACCCTTGGGCCTATGGCAAGAACAGTTGTTTTGAAAGAACGCTCTAAACCAATTATTGTTAATGATGGAGTAACTGTAGCAAAGGCAATTCATCATGAAGATGAATTCGTAGATATGGGAGCTAAATTATTGATTGAAGTTGCAACTCAAGCCCAAAACTTAGCGGGTGATGGTACAACTACAGCCTGTGTTCTTGCCCAAGCCTTCTGTCAAGAAGGAATGAAATTAATAGAAGAAGGTAGTAATCCTGTAAAGATTGCAGAATCTTTGAAGGAAATAGTACATGAAATATCTGATTCTCTTTTAACGAAATCTCATCTTATTGAGAACTCTGATGAAATAAAACACGTAGCAACAATTGCTGCTAATAATGATAATTATATCGGAGGACTTATCGCTGAAGCAATAGAAACAGTTGGTAAAGATGGAGTAATTACTGTTAATGAATCTAAAGATATGAACACTACAATTGAGGTAGTTCAAGGATTAGAAATAGATAGAGGTTATAGAACCCATCACTTAGCAACAGATAAAGAAAAGAATCAAACTGTTATGGAGAACCCTTTAATTCTGGTATCTAATTTTAACATTATACGATTTCAAGAGATAATTCCAATCCTTGAGAAAGTTTCTGCAACTAAGCGCCCACTGTTACTTATTTCAAGAGGACTTGAGCAACACGCTATCAGTAATTTGATTGTCAACGTTATGGGTGGAGTAGTACAATGCTGTGCAATTGAATCGCCAGATTATGGTTTTGTATCTGATACACTTCTAGAGGATATCTCTATTGTTGTTGGGGCTAAATTCCTTGATTATCAGACCAATATCAAAATGGAAGAAGTACAAATCGAAGACTTAGGGGAAGCAGAAAAAGTGGTAGTAGGTGAACTAAGAACTACTATCATTAATGGTTCTGGAGATGAAGAGAAAGTAACAGAAAGAGCAACTATGATTACTAATCACATCAAAGACGCTGATAATGAATTTATGGCTGATAAAATGAGAACAAGGGTAGCTAAACTGTTAGGCGGAGTAGCAGTCCTAAATGTAGGTGCAGCCTCTGAAGTAGAGATGAGGGATAAGATGGAAAGAATAGATGATGCCCTTAATGCTACTAGAGCAGCAATAGAAATGGGAGTTATTTCTGGAGGAGGAACAGCTCTTGCGGAACTTTCTATGGCAATGTCAGATAAGACTGAAGAAGTAGAAAAGGCAGTATTACTGGAGTGTCTATTAACTCCCTACGAACAAATATTGACTAATGCTGGTATTGATTACACTGAAAAGAAATATCAGAAAAAGAAAGTAAAATTACCACACATTAATGCTAAAAATGGAGAACTTGGAGATATGTATTCACTGGGAATTATAGACCCAGTTAAGGTTACTATTTCTTCTCTTAATAGTGCTGCTTCAGTAGCGGCTCTAGTATTAACATCAGAAGTATTAGTTGGAGAGGAAGAAAATGAGACTATGCAATCACAGGGCATGTTTTAATCTCGCTCACAGGGGGTTTAGAAAATGCTTATCCTGTTTGAAAGGAAACACACCAGAACAAAAAGAAAAGGATAGAAAAAGGTTGGAAGAAGAATGAGGAATGAATTAATAACAAGAGAAGATGGGCTATACATTAACGAAAAGAAAGTAATCAAAGGTTGGGAATCAATGTCGGGTTGGTATTGGTTTGCCACAGAAATAGAAATGGAAGACTATCATGGATACCCCATATGGTTTGGTTTAGTTCAAGGTATTGAAGAAGAATGGGGAAGTTTTACTCAAATAGAATTAGAGAATCAATCTTCTATTTGGGAAATAAAAGAAGGCGATTTACCTCATGCTGGGAGGAGAAGATAATGGATAGATGGGAAAGGTCAGCCAAGAAAAATAGAAGAAAATTCTTGAGATTATGTTGTCATGGAAATTATAGTACATGTGAAAATTGCCCAACCGCTGCAAAGAGCGAACATTGGGTAGACTTACCGGAAGGTGGGACTAAATGACTGAAGAATTGAAGTTCCCTACAGTAGCAATACAGCTAACTACAGATGCTGGGATTCCTATAGATATGCCAGATGATTGGTTAGATGCTGTCATATATATTGCAAGTATGATTAACAAAAAATATTCATGCGGTGTAGATATAGTGTATGGTTTAGCAAGTAAAAAGGGATTTAATATTTTAGATAAAGAAGTAAGGAGGAATGAATATGAGTAAAGAAGAAAAAATAGGTGTTATTTTGAAGAAAGGAGAAGAGGATATGAGTAAGATGGAACAATGCGTTTCATTTATTCTTTCAATGCGGGGTCAACTAATTATTGGACAAGCCCTTGCTAATTCAATTAAAGCAATGGAAAATAGATTGCCTGAAATGTGGAGAGAACCAAGTAATATTAAAGATATGAAATATATCTTGAAAAACTTCGGTATAGCAAAAGCAGTAACTGACTCTAAAAATAAAGACACAAGATATTTCGTCAAGAAGAATGGAGAAATTATTGCAACTTATGATGATGCTGTTTACAATGGTGTTTTGGCTGTAGAAGTAGCAAAGAATATGCATTCTGTTGATACGTCCAATTATTATGCAGCAAGTGTTGAGGTAACATTCAGTCCTGTGTTGATTGATGGTGGAGATAAAGAACCCACCGAGATTGCTATCTGGAGTTCTGATTCAGTAGCAACAGACGATGAGTTCGATTTTGATGGGGCCTGAAGATGAATGATGATGATGAATTATTAGGTCGTATTCCTAGAGACGCAAAGAAAGAATGGAAAGTAGTTAGAGGTAAATATTGGAATACTGAATACGTTGATATTCGTCTTTATGAAAATAATAAACCTACTAAGAAAGGAGCAAGATTGAATTTAGAAGAGATAGTATATCTTAAACAAATACTAACTAAAATAAATATATTTAACGAGGAGGAAGAATAAATGGAAACTGGATTATTTTGGAAATATAGTGATGATGCTTATAATGACTGGGTAGAAGAACACATGAATTGGATGGCGAATAATGTTCCTTCCCAAGTATGTGAGGCCTTTGAAAATGAAATAGAATCTCTAATTAATGATACAGATAGACACGCCTTTATGTTGTATCATCTTTTACACATGTCAACTCTAGAAAATGATGATATGTACAAATTTAAAGAAGATGCTTCTGACATATGGAATTTAACAATACCACTAATGCAGGCCTTTAACACCCTAATGTTAGGATTAGCAGCATCTGCTGGTGATGAAGATACAGTAAATGCTATTGGTTTATCTAACGCATTAATGTTGAGAATGTTCGTCCCTAAAATCGGTGATAATGATGAGTAATTTTAGTTACAATAGAGACTGGGAAGAGATAGAAATCATGCTAGATTTTGCAGAAAGAAAACAAAATAAACATTATTCTGAAATGCAAAATTGTAACAAAGGAGAACGAATGTACCATATGAGAAATTACAAAGCATTAGAAGGAGTAATTAAATCTCTTAGGTGGGTTTTAGGGGATAAAAATATAGAACACCCTTTAGAATAGGTGAATAGATGAAAAGGTGTGCTCATAAATATAAGTGCCACTTGAGGGGGATGTCTTGGTGTACCGTCTGTGGATTAACTTTGTTAGAGAGTGAAAAAGATGAAAAAAAAATATGAAACTATACTAAATAGAGTCAAAGAATATATTTCTGAATATGGCCCAGTTACTTCTGCTCAAATTAGTGATTGGTATGCGGAAAAGTTCGGGGTAAAACAAGCACCTGCTCCCGGACTTATTTCTTCTATACTTAGAATATATGGGGAAACAATAGACATAATGGGTTTTAAGAAAAACGTTTCTGGAGTCTATTTATGGAGGGATAAATTATGAGTTGGTTAATTATGATAATTATAATTTTAACTTACGGAACAACTTTAGCATGGTCTTTGATAAAACACAGGAGTTTTGATTAAATGTCTTTAATGTATCATTATGTAACTATTGCAATTGAACATGTAGATAAAGCACTCGTTCTATGTGAAGAGTTAAGAAAAAGAGGAGTAACTTTTGACACTGGTTATAGCACAGAAGGAATGAATTGGGAATTAGATTGGTCGATACAAGGTTATATGTCTGCCCAAGATATTCTTTTAGAGTTAGAGGAATTAAAGATTAATTATACCGTAAAAATGATTCCAGATAAAAAGAATTCTGCTTGGTTGAATAGGAGGAGTTTACATAAGAAAGAAAATTAAAGGATGTTGGTGTCACGGTAATTCGGTTACTTGTTTTGAGTGTATGAAGAACTGTACTTGTTATAAACCAACTGAAAGGGAAGATTACTATCAAAAGGGATAATATGTTGGAAAAACAAAAAGAAAATAATATGAAACATACAGTAAGTCTTAGATGTGAAATATGCAACGGTGTTAGAGGAAGTCAAAAAAAGAGCCGCAAAGTGAAGAATAAATGGTTTATGTGTTCAGAGTGTATGAACAGTACACCTCCAGATGAACATAGATGTAATGGCCAGACTGTGAATAAGCAAAGATGTAAAAGATGGACTTTAGGAAGAAAATATACACGTTGCTCTATACATGAGGATAAGGAATGTTAGGCGTTATTGTTTTTATGACGTGTTTTGGTTTTTCTTACTTCATCATACCACTATCTGTTTGGTGGGCTAAAAAAATAGAACAGAAGAATATTCAAGAATTATGGAGAGAAAAAAATGAAATGGGTAGAATTCAGCAGATTAAATCAAGCAATAGAAATGTTAACGCCGACAAAAACAATTAGAATGTTATCAAAGGATTATCCAGAAGAGTATTTATCATTCATTAAAATATTATCTTTAGAACTACCCGCAAATAATTTAGCCAGCAAGAAGGCTATGAAATGGATAACTAATGCTTTAGAAGTGTTTGATGATGAAATAGAATCTGCTATCTATATTCATGGAGATATAGGGGAAGCAATGTATCATTTTACTGAAGATGCACAAGACTCTAATTTTAGCCTTGAAAGAGTTATAGATTTTTTATCTATGGATTGTAGCAAAGGTGATGGTGAGTCTTTTTCAACATTTAAGAATGTCTTTTCTTCTATGTCAGCATTAGAAAAGAAATGGTTTCTAAGGTACTGGTTAAGAACACCAAGGAATGGAATTAACTCTGGATTAGTGAAGAAGTTATTAGCCAAGGTGTATGGTAAGAAAGTAGGAGATATTACTAATCATCACCAACTACATTCTTTATCTGATATTGCTATGTATTACAATAAAGGACAAGAACCACCTAATGATTTGGAAATTGGTAGATTTATTTCTCCAATGTTAGCTAAGGTAGTTCCTAAAGAAAAATGGCCTATGTTATTCATTATTGAATACAAGTACGATGGGGCAAGATATCAAATCCACAAAGGAGATGCAGTCATCATTTTCAATCGTAAAGGGAAAGTAGTTACAGAAAAATTCCCTGATATAGTAGAACAGGTTATTGGTTGGAATATACCTGAGTCTTTCATTATTGATACTGAAATTTATCCGGTTGAGGATAATGGACGGCCAGCCCCTTTCAAGAAAATGGGAACTCGTATTCATTCTAAGAATGTGCAAGAGGCTATTGAAAAATGCCCAGTAAAATTAGCAGTGTTTGACTGTATGATGTTTAATGATGAAAATCTAATGGGTTTACCTTTAGAAAAGCGGCTTAAAATAATAGATAAATTTCCAGACTTAACGGAAAGAACTCCTCAAATGAAACATGATATATTCTATAATTTAGCAATTAATGATGGTTATGAAGGAATAATGATTAAAGATTTGAATGCTCCATATGAAAGTGGTAAGCGTTCAATTGCTTGGGCTAAACATAAACCACCTAGATTCGAATTAGACGTGGTAGTTACTGGAGTTAGATACGGAGAAGGAAAAAGGGCAACAGTGTTTAGTTCATACGATATTGCTGTTAAAGATAAAAATGATTTCATTTCCATAGGAAGCATAGGTACGGGTTTTTCAGAAATAGATTTAATCTATTTAACCAATGAAGCAAAGAAGATAATTCTATCAGTTGAGAATGGAACTTATACCCTCTCACCAAGAATAGTTTTAGAAGTAACTTGTGATTTAATAACTCAAGATAATGAAGGTAATTTAGGGTTAAGATTCCCTAGATTACTTAGAATAAGAAATGATAAACCTGTATCTGATATTAATACAATTGAAGATATTGAAAATATGGTGTAGAAATGAGATTTGCTGCAAACACAATATGTTATTATTCAGGAACTGTTAGGAACGGACATATCCTCTGTGATAAATTTCTAACAGATACTAGAATTACTCCTGATAAAGACATAGTTAATTGTCCAGATTGTTTACGTATATTAGGAACTAAAGTTAAACAGAAATATCATATTCATTTAAATTATAATTTTCTTAAAGAGGGCAAACTGAACCAAGATAATATTCTAGAATTTTCTGAGTATGAATCTAATCCTGATGATAAACTAATATGTAATATACCTAAAAATAAAACTCATTATGTTACTAATGACCCAAGAGAAGCGACTTGTTCCCATTGTAGAAGTTATAAGTGGGGAAAGAAAGGTAATAGAATTTTCATTTTAACAGGGCTTCTGATAGAAAGTGGTTTAGAGTTAAGTAGACTCAATAAACTTTCTGAGTTTAGCACCAAAGAATTGGAGAAGATGCTAGATGTTTATCTTCACGGTGGCAAGGTATAAGGGGTGAGATTATTACTACCATAAGACGGCGGTGACTAGTTGGATGGTGGTGAATTTGGAGATTCATGAGAGTAATAGGATAAAGCAAAGATGGACTGATATTTACGGAAAAATCACCGTCATTAATTACATGGTTTATGGTGATATAGGACAAAGAGATATGTCCGTCATTAATTATGCTCTAAAAAAAACTTTTAATTTACATAAAACAGTTCAAATTGTGGAGCATATTGATTTCGAAATGGCAGAATTATTTGACATATATCAAGGTACACATGTACAATGGATATTTCCAGATGAAATAAAAAATAAAGATAAAGTTATCCATCTAATAAAAGAAGGGTTAGAATTTCAAAGAATAAAAAGTGAATTTATGGGGGCTACAGTAGATGTTTACCAAAGAACAACTTGAAGGGATTATTGTTGCGTTAGCAAATCCTGAGATATCAATAGAGAAAGATGACAAACAATCTATCGGTTATAGAATACGATTGAGAATTCATTTTAGGGCTATGAATGAAGATTTCATTTTAATACTAAAAGAAACATTAGAAGAACACGGTATAGATACTTATTATAGAAATAGAGAAAAAGAAACTAGACCTTACCCTTTACTTAGAATAACTAAGGTAGATAACATGTTTAATTTATTGAAGTTAATTCCTAAGAACTTAGAGTGGAATAGAAACTTTTCAAGTTTTTTAGAAGTATTAACCATAGTATCAAACAAGCACCATTTGGTGCAAAAAGGATTCGATAGAATAGTAGAAATTAAAGAGGAGGCGAGCGGTTGGCGTTGGTGTCGATGGGAAATAAAGAAAGACCTATATTGATAACTGGAAAAACCGGCACAGGTAAAACCACTATGGCTAAATCTTTAGTTAATGATAATCATATTATGTATTATGCTAATGAAATAGAAGATAGAGATTGGAAATCCATAGAGCAAGATATCGTTATTGAGGAAGTACATTACAAGCCTAAAAAAGATATTATCATGAACATAATACGTCACTGTAAAACTACTATTGTATTAACTTCTAATAATGAAAAGGACGTACCTGCTGACATTAAGAATTCATGTAAATTAAGAAGGGCAGGAACTGTCCCTCATTCTTTAGAAGAGATTAAGAAAATAGCACCAAGGAGTCAAAATCCTAAAAATAAAGATATGAGTGTATTTGAGTTAGTTCAAGATTATTTGAAGAACACTAATAGAGATGAAGTTGCTAGTAATCTGAAAGAAAACAAACCAGCAGATGTTCAGATAATGACTTGGTTAGGTATGAATCTTAATCCAAATAAATTAGCATTCGTTGATGGTAGAGTCAAAAGAAGATGGTCACAGAATTACTTCTATGAATTATTATCTTACTGCCATGATGGTAGAATGCATTCTAAAATTAATTATCCGAAAAGAGGAGCATATTCCAAAGTACCAACTATATTGAGGAAATTGAAAATAAAACCAAACCAAGGTTATTTGTTACCTCAGTTATTACAAGACGAAGATTTTGAGGGATGGGCAAAGAAGAGACTAAGAAGCGATGAAAGTAGAGTGATAGGTATGAAAGATAGAAAGAAGAAAAGAAACGCACCAATTACACCAGATAGAACTTTGAAATTAGAAGGATGGTTTTAGATATGTTATGGACAGAGAAGTATAGACCCAAGAGTATTCATCAATTGATTGGACAAGAGGGTTTCAAGTTAGATGCTGAACATTGGATTGAGAACAAAGATATGCCAAATGTATTGTTACATGGCCCTGCTGGAGTAGGAAAAACTGCCGCAGCCGGTATTCTCGCATTAGAGATATTGAAACAAGAAATAGATTCTAATTTCTTTGAGATTAATGCAAGTGATGATAGGAGACTAGAAGTTGTAAGGACTACTATCAAAGATGTAGCACAACAACAAGCAATAGGTAATGTTCCTTTCAAGATTATTCATCTTGACGAATTAGATGGTATGACTCCTGATGCTCAAAATGCATTAAAGAGAATTATGGAAAGGTATGCACATAACGTGAGATTCATCATAACTGCTAACGATAGAAGTAAGATAATTTATCCACTACAATCTCGTTGTGCTAACTATTATTTTTCAATATTAGATAACGATACAATTTCAACATTATTGATGACAATTATTCAAAATGAAGAATTATCACAACCATCAGAGACAGACTTAGCCACTTTTATAAGTCACTATAATGGTGATGTCCGTAGAACAATAACGGAGTTGCAAGCCGCATTTGCAAGTGGAATAAGCCTAAGAAAACAGACCGACAAAAGTTTGGAGCGTTACGACGAAATATTGAACTTATTAGTGGAGGAAAAATATAATCAAGCATTAATAAGATTACACGATGCTATTTATTCTGGAAAAACTGTGAAAGATATTTGTTATGGATTACACGAAGTTATTGTTAAAAGTGATATGACTGATAATCTAAAATTCAAATATCTAAGAGCGGTTGGTGAAGCAGAATGGAGAGGAAATTCAATGACCCCAAGAGTATTAATTTCTTGGGTAGTATCTCAATTGAGGTAAGTAAAGAGTAAAAAAAAAAGAATAGAAAAAAAAAGGAGAATGATAAAATGGAAGAACAAATGAAAGAAGAAATAGAAAAATATGCTGAAGTTATTGGCATTACGGTTGAGGATGCTTCAAGCATCTTTGATGGTATTGTCAAAGATAATAGTTTGGACGTAAGCACTGAAGAGGGACTCTTAGTAGCCCGAAGTGTCTTTAGGTCTAAATTTGCACAAACTAGAGCACGACTGAAGAAAGAAGAAGGTGGAGAAGAACAAACAACAACTGAATACACTGGCCCTACCTATACTCAAAAGGCAAAAGGATTCTTTTGGGCTGTAGAAAATGCTACTGATTGGGAAGAAAGAAACAGAAATAGTATTATGGCCGAATACCAAAGAGATGCTGATTCAGTTTTACAGACTGGAAAAGCAGCGATAGCAGTTCAGCTATCTGATGGTAGGTATGAAGTTACTCTTGTATTAGATGGAGAAACCAATACTAAAGTTATGGAAAAACTACCAGAAGTAAGCCCAATGCAAGTTGATGATGACCGCTGGATTATACCAGTCGATAATCGTAAAGCTTGGGGAAGTGGTCAATCAAATCCATCTTATGGTAAACCTCTACCCGCTAACCGATGGCAAAGAACTCTAATGTTTATTGGTAGTGTTGGTGATGGAGAACCTCAGAAATACCAGTTACGAGTTAATGGAGAACAAGCAATAGATTTCCATCCAAGGACTTTTGCTCTGTGTGAATTTGACTGTGTTCCTAATTCTAACAACCCTTCTAACCTTAGTGCAAGAAAGGATGGAAGTACAGTTAATTCCCTATCTTATTTAGATGAAGAAGTGGATATATTGAACATAGTTCAGGAACTATTAGGAGATAAGATTTCAGCATTAATTGCTCTAGACTCTTATCATTCTGATAATTCACATAAGAATTATTCTGAGAGAATTGTAGTTACAGATGGTAATGTTGCTAATATGAATCTACAACCTTATGATAATGGGAACCGAGTTATCTATCTAAGTGACTTGAATGCAGACTTCGATTATGAAGGAGAAGGTTTCTCTTCAACTGCATGTTGGGTTCCTTCTACTATTGAAATCGATTTTGGAATCGGCAGCAACATTATTGTTGTTGGTCGTACCTCCCAAAGAGAAGTTGATGGCGAACTATCAAATGTTAGTATCAACGTTCTAGGGTTATATGTTGTGGATAGACATGGTAGTGCAGATGTTCCTGTACAACCAGAGGAGGACGACGATTACAGTTGGTTCTGAATAAGATAATTTAGGGGGTTTTGCCCAGTAATAAGTAGGGGCCATCATCACCATGTCAGGGCATTACGGTCACTTTATCGGTTTTTGTGACTGTATTCTACTTCCCCCCACTTATCTTAAGGAGAGATAATTATGGGATTAACATCAATGAGTAAACCAAAACAAAAACAAGCAGTCGATTCTGAACTACAAAAAGAACTACAATATCAGAATTGGAAAAAATTAACTGCGGAAGCAAGGAAAGAACAACTATCAAGGAAACATTCTTTCATGGTTCTATCAATAGAAGGACAAGCAAAGAAAGGAAAATCTGGATTAGGTCTTGATATTAGAACAGAAAAAGAAATAGAAGAAGGACATCTTATTCGTTTCTTAGATTTTGATGACGGAGCAGAAGCGACTTGGAAAACCTGTTGGGATTCCGATGAGAATATTTTCGTTTATTGCCCTAATCATTACAATAGCGACGGAACAGAGAACTATTCTTTAACAATGCAAAACGCCATGAATTTCATTAGAGAAACAGAAGAAATGATTGCAGATGAAGAAACTAATGTTAGAGCAATTATTGTTGATGGAATGGATAAATGGAATGATTGCGTTACTAATAAATTACGATATGAAAGAGTAAAAGGTGATAGAAAGAAAATGCAAGAACCAATCCCTCCAACAGCATATGGAGCTAGGAATATTGACCATAATGAGTTGTTTATTAGTGTCTTGAAATTGAATTGTGATAAAGTATTCATAACTCATTTGAAGCCTACATTTGGCGACCATATGAACCCTACACCAACAGGTTATGTTGCTTCTTGGAATAAAGACGTTCCAGATAAGATGCTTCAAATGATTAGTATTAGAGATGACAGTGTAGGTAACAATATCAAGTATGTTGCTAGATTGAAGGCAAGTAAAACCAATCCACACATGATTGGTAAAACTTGGACTATCTTTGAATCTAAAGGGAATAAAGCCACATGGAATGGTATCCCTGAAATGCAAACGAGGGAGATTTAATTCACTAATTAGGGGTTTGCCAAATAAAAACAACAGAGTTCGTCTACCCGTCACGTCACTTAATAAGTGTAAGGGCTCGGCAAGGGAGGATGGCTTCTTCCTGTTGTTCCCCATTAGTGTAAACAAGGTGATAATATGGAAATAGAAGTAAATAAAAAACAAATAGTTGAAGCATTGAAAAATGTAGAAATGAGAGGAAAGTGGGCATCGTCCAGTGGTTTATCTTCAAAGTCTTTAGGAAATTATATTTATTTTAAATTAGAAGATAATCATTTATTGTTGATTAATTCTGATGAATCTACAACTGTTATAGAATCACTATCTGTTGATTCTGAAGATGAAGGTTCTTTCGTTTTAGATATTGAAACTTTAAAGAAGTATTTGACTAAAATGAATGATACGATTACATTTGAAATTGGCGATACAATCGTAATGAAATCAGATGGTAAAAGAGCAACAATGCCTATTGTTATTGAACACCCGTATCACGGTAGAATTGGTAGATTTGTTTCACAGTGGCCAAACCTTTCCTTTGAAGAGGAGTTAGAAAATATACCTAATGTTGGTTCAATGAATCTAACTTGTGCTATACAGATGACAGGAGAACAACTGTTTGATGCACTTGACGCTTGTGAAATTGTTAACAATGGAGTCTACAAAATTGATTATGTAGAAGAAGATGAGTTAAGTGAATCTAAGTGTGTTATATCCTCTGAAGAAATCATCTCATCTTATCGGGAAGAGATTGAATATTTATCCTCAATTGGGGAATCTTCCACGGTTCTTTTCAGTGGACCATTACACCGATTCTTCAGTAAGAAAGACACTATCAATGTCTTCATTGGAGATGACCAACCAATAATTATGATTAGTAATAATAGCGCATTGATACGTGCTCCAAGATTGAATATTTAAGGTGAAGGAATGAGACAAACCTATCGTAATATGCCCTCTATGAGAGAGACACATCCTCATCTTGCTGAGGAATTTCATCCAACTAAGAATGGTGATTTAACTCCTGATAATTTAATAGCAGGGACTAGTAAGAAAATCTGGTGGACATGTTCTACTTGTGAAAATGAATGGAAGACTAGGGGTGCTGACCGGACTTCAAGGGGACGAAAATGCCCACATTGTAGTCTTGGTAGATTACATTCAGATGGTAGAAACTCAATGGCTAACACCCACCCTGAATTAGCCAAAGAATATCAAGGAGATGCTACAAAAATAATAGCAGGAACGCATAAAAAGTTAGATTGGAAATGCTCTACTTGTGAACATAAATGGAAGACAAAAGGAAACAGTAGACAACAAGGAAGTGGTTGTGGTTATTGTGCCGGTCAATGTCTACATTCAGATGGAAGAAATTCTATGGCTAATACTCATCCTCATTTAGCACTTGAATACCAAGGAGACGCTACAAAAATAATAGCAGGTACAATGAAGAAACTTCCTTGGAAGTGTTCCACTTGTGACCATGAATGGATAGCAGCAAGTTCTAGTAGAAGACATGCAAATCAGGGGTGTCCATGTTGTTCAGGAAGAGCGGTACATTCAGATGGTCGTAATTCAATGGCTAATACTCATCCACATTTGGCCAAAGAATATCAAGGAGATGCTACAAAAATAACAGCAGGTACAGACAAACACCTTCTTTGGAAATGTTCCACTTGTGAATATAAGTGGTTAACTAAAGGTAAAGTTAGGGGTGGTAAACAAGGCAGTGGATGTCCTTCTTGTGCAAAAAGGGCCTTCCGACCTAATGAAGCAGGTCATGTATATCTTATGAAATATGAAGGAGCAAATGAGAAAGTCATTTACAAAATTGGAATATCTCATGATGTGGAGGAAAGGAGGAAAAAACTTCTTTCTAAGTATCTACAGAAAACACACTCTGAAATAAATATAGACATCATTGACACAATGTACTTTGATACTGGTAAAGATGCAATGGAAATGGAAAAAACATTTCACGCAATGGAAGAACACCGTTTTACACCGAAAAAGAAATTCGATGGTTGGACTGAGATGTTCAAAGCCTCGATTGTAGATGTATGGAATAGGATGGTAAAAACATGAGAAGAAAAACATTCGCACGTTGGTCATTGAAAAATCTACGTCAATTCTATCTTTCTAAATTGAAAGTAAAAGTTGTCACTGATGAATATGAATATGAGGAATGGGAATATCAATGATTATATCTTGGATAGATAAAGACAAATCCATCAAAATAAGATGGAGAGATGAAGATAATAATCGTAAAGAGAAGAGTATAAACGATTTTGAACCATACTTTTTTATCCGTTCTATTGATAAAAGGCCAGAAACTTACAAGACTAAACATTACATTGGTCAAGGTAAATCAGTAAAACAGACGGGTTTTTTCAAATATAAAACTGGAAAGTATTACAATTTGAATAAAGAATCATTAACTAAAGTGTTCTACTCTCATCCTAAAGATGCAAAGAGTGCAAGAAATAACTTTTCTGCTACTTGGGAAGGAGATGTTCCTATTCTCCGTAGATATTGTGTTGACGAATTAAAGGCGGTTCCTGAATATGAATTGCGTAAATGGTATTGGGATATGGAATGGCTACCGGATGAACATGAACACGGTGGAGCAATTACTGCCATTAGTGTATATGATAACTATACTAATAAAATCAAATTATATTGGTGGAGCCATTGGCACGATAAGTCAAACACAATTATGAGAAGATTTAATTCAGAAAAAACAATGCTTGAGTCCTTCGTAAAAGATATGCAAAAGCAAGACCCTGATATGTTAATTGCTTGGTGGGGATTACAGTCTGACGTTCCTAAATTAATTCAAAGATTATTTGATAATGGTATTGACCCAAGAGGACTTTCTCCCTATAAAGAAGTGAAGGGTGTAGGTTTTAACCATGTTAGTAAGTTAGATTACAGCGGAATTGAACAACCCATAAAAGGTAGATTATGTCTTAACTTAGATTTAGCATTTGAAAGACAATGGATGGATGCTCAAAGGGGAACTCTACCTTCAACATCATTAGAATACTGTGCAAGTGTTTCTGTAGGTGAAGGTAAAAAGAAAGAGTCTAAATTTAAAGATAGAAATGAATTCTTTATGAAAGCGTGGGAAGAAGATACAACTAATTATCTTGAATACTGTATGCAAGATTCAGAATTACTTTATCGAATAGATGAGGAAATGGGATTAAGTGAAGGAGTATTAGCAATTCAGAAACTAGTTAAAACACCCTTTGAAGATTGTTTCTTTGTTAGTCACATGGGAAGTACATATTTCATGAGAAACGCATGGTGGAAAGCCCCAACTGGGAAACATGCTGAAAAGAAAGAATATGATGGAGCATTAATCTATAATCCTCTTGACGAGGGAACTAATGGGTTACATACTAATGTAGCCGCTTTTGATTTCGCTTCTCTTTACCCATCGTGTATTCTTGCAAGGAATATATCTTGGGAAACTAAGAGTGAAACAGAAACAGAATTTGCTGTTAACATAAGAACACCTAGAGACTTTTCAGATGTCACCCAAGAAGATTGGAAATACTATAAGACGGATGAGTTAGGTCTTTTACCAAATGCTATAGCTACTTTAAAGCCATTAAGGAAAGAATATAAAATTAAAATGTTAGAGGCTCTAAAATCAGATAATAAGAAAGACTACATTAAATGGAATTCAATGCAAATGGCAACAAAGCGACTATTAGCTTCTTTTTATGGAGTAGTTGCTTTACAGGGTTTTGGATGGTATGACGTGGATTTGGCTGCAAGTATAACAGCAAGTGCGAGAGAAGCAATTAGAGAAGCCGCATTTAAAGTGAGGGAGTTATCAGTATGAAAAGAGGCGAAAGAAAAGACGGTAGCGTTGAAAAACACTGCGGAATTCGTATAGCGTCTAAGTGGAATTACTGCCCGATGTGTGGTAAGAAAAAAGAAAAAGAGGTGATTAAATGGGTATAAAATATAAAATAATTACAAAGGTGATAGCATAATGAAATTTCATATTGTTAGTTTGTTAATTATAATAATTAGTGCTATATCTATTCTTTGGGCTTGGTGGAAAGGGAGAATGGGGGATTAAATGTTAGTTAAATGTCAAGAGTGTTCAACTCAATTTAGTATTAATATGTGGTCAACTATGAAACATCTATGTGGTAAGTGTTACCTTGAATATAAAAAGGAAATAAGAGAAGGCAAAAGGAATAGATTAGGGAAGATGATATAATGGACGTAGTTTATGCACATACAGATTCCCTTTATGTCCCTATACCATCAATAGAAGTTGCTCAAGATGTTCAAAAAATATTGAATAAACACATACAAGAAGTAGTGTTTCCTAATATTATGAATTTAGAATCTCATCCTATGGATTTAGAATTCGAAAAATACTATTCTGTATTAGGAGTAGGAGCAACAAGAAATAGAAATGCTGGTTACATTAATTGGAAAGATGGAGTATATCTTGCTGAACCTGAGTTCTTCGCTACAGGGTTCTCCGTTAAGAGAATAGCTGAATCCAAATTAGCGAAAGAGGTACAGAAGAAAACCTTGGAGATGTGGATTAATCAAAAAACAGAACAAGAGATTGTTACCTTTGTTAAGAAAAAATATAATGATGTTCTTAAAGGTAGAATAGATAAATTAAACTTAGTTAAAAGAAGTAGAGTTAAAGAAAATAGAATGACTCTAAAATGCAGGTGTAGAAAGAAATACAATGTAGATTATGTTAGAAAATTGTTGAGTGTATTACCTGAATCCTTATGTGAAAAGGATAATTGTAATAGTAAATTAATCTCTTGTACCACTGTAGAAGATAAAAGACCCTCTTTCGGTGGAGGGTTTGCTGGTATGTTATATTATAATGAGCACATTAATCCTCAACAAAAATTAGATGATTCGTTTTACCACATTAAGTGTAAATTTGGTATTAACCAAAAACAGACTTTTACTAATTGGAATGGTAAAGAGAATAAAGCTGGATATATAGCGGTTAGAAATTTAGAAGAATTAGAACCATTTGAGCCAGATTGGCCATTCTTAGCAGAAGCAGAGGTTCTTAAAAAAGTGAAACCTATATTCGAAGCGATGGAATGGGATATATCTCAAATAAAAATAGATGAGAGTCAAACAAGTTTAGGAGATTGGTTTTAATGGAATTTACATATCAATGGAACCCTGAATGGGAAGAAGACCCATCAATGCCTCAATTAAAGGTTACAAAATCATCTTTGAATACGTTTGAATTCTGTAGAAAACAATATCAATTTAGCTACATAGAACGTATGAAGAGTGAACCTAACGCTGCAATGGCAAGAGGTTCAGCAGTTCACGATTCCTATGAAAACTTCTACAATGAGTTTGACCTTAGAAAAGCAGAAAACTTAGACCAAAATAGCCTTTTTCAATATTGTATAGGTCTATTTCCCATAGATGATTACGGTGAAGTTTACCAGACTATGGCAGCGTTTGAAACTGAGAGGTTCTTCTCTTCAAAGGTAGAGAAATCTTTAGACAATTATCTACCAGTTGGTAATGAGGTAGCGTGCAATGCTAAACTCTTAATTAAGAAAGACATAAATCCGAAATTCGAATTAAAAAGAGATTATACAGTTCATATTCAAGGAATAATAGATAGAATTTTTAGAGAAGGTGATGGATACATCCCTGTAGAATTAAAGACAGGAGTTTGGAAAGATAGAAAACAAACTCATATGAGAAATGAAATGGCTTTTTACAAAGTTTTGATGGATGCAGACCCTGATTGTAATTTTGACCCAGTAACTCATTGGGCTTGGTATTATCCAGATTCAAATTATTTTCAAGTAGAAGAAGTGAAGAAAAGAAACCAAACTAATATTCCTAAGAGAATTTCTAAGTTGATTTATGCTTATGAACAAGGAATATTTCCAGCTTCTTACTTCCCAAATAAGTGTCAATTTTGTTCCTTCATAGGAATATGCGACTCTGCTCAACAAGCGGAACTTTGGTCGTGGTAAGATGTCCTGCAAAAATTGTAGAAAACCACTCGAAGAAATTCTAATAGAAAGTAAAACTGACACATGTTTGATTTGTGGAAAAGAGATAGCTCACTATAATAGAGAGTTGAATTTTTGGGATAAAATAAAAATTAAAATTAATACTTGGAGGAATAAAAATGAAAGATAAAATATTAGAAAAAATAAATAGTAAAGATTGGAAATTCCATGAACTTCTTAAGTTAAGAGAAGCAGCGCAAGGAGTCGCTAAAGAATTGTATCATGAATTAGAAGTAACTTCCCTATTAGAGATGATGTGGGAGAAGAAAATAGGTAGTGAAACATGGGGTTTTGTATTCAAAAAACACGCTATTGAAGAACTGGAAGAAGAAGTAATGAAAATTTTTCAAAAAAAGTTTGAATCAGCCACAGTTAATTTCGATGAAGGTAAAGTGGAACCAGTAGTAGAAATAACTGCTGAAAAACCAGCTTCATTAACAGAAAAATACACTAAAAGTGATGACCCGATGAAAGATTTAATCGAAGGTAAAGATGTTATTCCTGAGAAGAAAGAAATAAAGTTAGAAGAAAAAGATGGAATGGTTAAGACTAGAGCAGGCAATGTAAAGGTAAAGAGGGTATAGAATGGTATTTGATGAACTATTAGACGGACAAAGAAAACTAACAGAAACAATGGAACAAATACATACCACTTTAAAATTCAGTAACCGAATAATCATGATGGTAAATGTAGTTAATATTGCAACTATTATTGTAGTGGGTTTGGTGTTATTGAAATGACCCTTGCTAGATTAGCAATTAAATGTACTATTTGTTCAAACATATTTCCTATAATGAAAGTTTACAGGGAAAAAGTAGGAATTGATGGACACTTCTGTTCAAAAGAATGCTGGGATGAAGGTGTTAAAAATGAAATTCCCTAGAGAGGTTTGGCCAAGCGCAAACAAACAAACTAATTCCTTTGCAAGTAAAAGAAAATTAGTTAAGAGCCAGAAAGAGTTCAATGATTTCGTTAAATTATATAATGGAAAAATGAACTGTTTTACATCAGTATATGATTACAAAACTTATACTGAAAAACAAGCTATAGTTAACACAGTTATTCTAGATAGAGTATTTTTAGATTTTGATGCTCATCACGGAGAAGTAAACAAAGCAACTGGAGCCCAATTAATTAACCCTGAAGAAATAGGAAAATGTTTAGAAGATTTATTTTTAGTTTTAGATTATTTACATTCTAAGGATTATAAATACGATATGTCATTTTCAGGTAGAGGGTTTCACCTATATGTTTACGGAGAACCAATAAAGGATATTCGTAGATTAACAGCCTTTTTTAATCAAATAAAGAAATATACTGTTAATGGTACATTAGATAGTTCTGCTATTTCCAGTAGAAGATTAAGACGTATTCGTAACACTATGAATATGAAAGCATCATATGGAAAGGGATGTTATTATTGCATACCTCTATCTTATTCTGATTTAGAAGAGAAAACATTCATTGATGATTTATTGGATATGGCTAAAAAACCTAACTTTACTTCTATTAATTATAGAGGGAACAAGTTAGTATCTTGGCCAGAAGTACCACCTATTGAAGAATCTGAAATAGAAGCCGAAGTAATAAATGTAGGAAACTTACCTATGCCACCTTGTATGCATAGTGCTATAATGATTGAAAACCCAACGGACCAATCAAGAGCATACTTAGTTAGTTGGTATAAGGATTTATTATTATGGACTGACCCAAATGTGGGATTTATGGATAGTAAAGCTACACCTAGTTTTGATTCCCGCAATAAAATTACAAATAAAATAGTAGCAGAGATTAAACACTTACACGAAGAACATGATGTTTGGTTAGATTTTAAAGAAGAAGTCACTAAATACCGAGTTAAATATATTGTAGATGGGAACTATAGTTTCCCTAATTGTGATAAACTGATATCTAACGGATATTGTATAGGAAAATGTTGGAGGATGAAATAAATGAAAGAAGGAAGACAAATGACGTTATATGAATTTGGATTAAAAATGAAAGGACAAACTAGCTTATTGGATTATGGATTAAAGTTGGATGAAGAAGAATGACTCTAATAATAGATAGTAGAGAATCCTCTGATTTATCTGAAGAAGTAGAAGATAAAGCCAGAAAGATGAATATTATCACCAAAAAACAATGGATAGAAGTAGGAGACTATGTTATTGGTAATGTCTGTTTTGAGGCAAAATCTACTCATGATTTCTTATCTTCTATAGTAAGTAAAAGATTGTGGACTCAATTAGATAACATGGATAGGTGTTATGAAAATAACATAGTAATAATTTATGGTAGTCTACAGCACGCACTTACTTACACCAAATATTCTGCTAAATACAATAACATGCCAAGAGAAAGAAAAATACAACTACTAACAAACAATTTCTATGGTGGTATTAGTAGAATAATTTTAGATTCAGATATTAAACCAGTTTGGGTTAAAGACGCATATGCAGCAGCATCAATTATTTGCAGCGTTGCTAAAATGCAACCTGTAGATAGACCACCAATTAAGCCTCATATTTTCAAGAGGCAAACCACTGATGACATCAGAATAAACATGTTAACGAGCATAAAAAGTGTTAGTGAAAAGAAAGCAAAGACACTTTTAAAACACTACGGGTCACTTATGGAAATAGGTGATTGCGACAAAAGGGAACTATGTTCTTTAGAGGGCATAGGAGACACAACAGCAGATAGAATATTATCTGTTTTCAATTCCGAAAAGGAGGTTAAACAATGAATTATGATGAAGAATATGGCTACAATGAAGAAGTATTAGATGAAGAACAAGAGTTAGTTAGGGAAATTGATTTACCAGCTATTGTAAGAAACTGGGAAAAGGTAGCTACTTCTTATTCTAGAAATAATAACATACCCGCAATAATAGGTTTCTATTCTTTATTGGGTGATATGGTAAAGAATATGGTAGAGATACCTTTTAAGGATACAACAATAGATACAAGAATACATTTTTGTTGGATTCAAACAGCAAGGACTGGTAAAACCACTCTACTATCTTATGTTCTTAGCCCTGTAGCTAAAGAAATATATGAAAAATTAGCAGATGATAAATATGTTAATTCTAAAGTAGTTAATTTTGCAGACTATACTACCGCCGCATTAATTGGTAGTCATACTGAAAATAAGAAATTCAACGAAGATGCTGAGGAATTATGCCAACAGGAATTGGACGCAATAGATAATAATGAAATGTTAGATGTTGATGAAAGAACAAATAGAATTAATGCTGCCATTAAGAAAAGAGATAGAACCAAAGATAATTGGCATATACATTTAGGCCCCATTCACGGAGAAGGGATATGGATAGCTGATGAATTTGAAGGTAGTGGTATTTTCAAAGAGAAAAGTCACAAAGAGAATATGAATATTGTATTTCAAACTTTAATGAATAATTTCCATAGTGGTGGAAATGTATATGAAAAAATATTGACTGGAAAACCAACTATTACTCTTGATTCTAGATATACTATTATTGCTAGTACTTTTACTCCCGAACATTTATTAAAAACAGTAGCACAAAAAGGAACTCTTCAAAGATTTTTACCTTTTGTATGGGATGTTCCTGACGATATCATTACTACAATGAGAAAGAAAGTTATCAGTGGGTTTGGAATAATACCTGAAAGAAGAGGACCGCCTCTACAATTAACTGAAGGTTTATTGAATATATACAAATTAATGAAAGAGAGGTTTATTTCTGTAGACAAAGATATGTTCCGAACTATAACCTACGATGAAACAGTTGGAGATAGTTTAGATTTAGAACATAGTAATTTACTTAGATATATTAAAGATGTTAATCCTAAAATAAGAAGTATAATTAGATTATTTGAGCAAAATCTAGTAGAATATATTGCTAAATTAGCTGTATTGAATTGTATAGCTATGGCAAGGGGAATCAGTAATGAAAATCAAAGATTTATTGTTATGCCACAAAATGTAAGACAAGGAGCATATATTGTAAGGAAATGCTACATGGCTTTAGTCGATTGGTTAGAGAATGCTATTAAAATCGATAGACGTAACTTAATTACAAAAAGTAACTGGCCAGAATTTGAAAAGGCATATGGCATAGCTAAGAAAAATGCGAAATCTGCGGAAACTTTAGATGGAGGTTATGTCTCGAAAACATTAGTACTGTTTGAAGCAGGTAAAATAATCCAAAGAGCCCCCGCACAAGTGTATAGGAATTTTGATAAAGTAAGTGAAATGTTTGAGAGTAAAAAGACAGGAAGAATAGTGTATATTAGGCCGAAAATGGAGGAAGAGAAATGAACGTGACTTGGGAAAATAAATATGTGGTATTCGATGTACAGGATGGCCCTAAAACTATGATAGAATCATTAAACACTGAAGGTATTGACGGTTGGGAAGTAGCATCAATCGTTAGTGTAGCAGGGAATAAATTATGTGCTTTTCTAAAACGTGGAGAATACACTGTAGAACCTACTGCTGAAGAAGAAAAGAAAGAAGAGATTATGTCATTATGGGGTAAGTAAATGCCAAATGTTATGGCGATTGACTTAGAAACTAAGAATTTATCATCAGATATTGGTGGTTGGGGTAATACCCATATGTTTCTAGTTTCTACAGTAACAACTTGGAACGGTAATACTGGTACTATTTATGTTGATGAACCAGTATCTGATTCTTTTGTTAAGTCAGGGGTCCAGACTAAAACTCTTAACGAATTAAAATTTGATTTAGATGAACACTTCAAAAAAGGCGGATTACTATTAGGTCATAACATTATATCTTTTGATTTACCAGTACTAAGAGATGCTATGGATATTTATTGTATTAGAAAATATATGACCCATAAACAATATATCGACACTAGCCAATATTTACTAAAAGAAAGGGGAGAAAGATACGCACTAAACAATTTAGTTGACCATACTTTAGGAAGACAAAAGACTCTACACAGTATGGACGCACCCCGATTATGGAAAGACGGAGACTATGATGCTGTAGTGGACTATTGTTTAAAAGACTCCCAATTAGTATATGATTTATGGAAATATGGTCAGCAAGAGGGAACAGTAAAGGCTTTTAATATAGACCAAGAGGAGGAAATAGAGATGGAGGTGAATTGGTGATGAGTACTGGAGAAGTTTTTGGCTGGATTATGTTCATCATTTTCATTAGCATTTTGTTCTTTGCTGCCTTCGGTAGCACTTCCATAACGGAAGAAACTGTTGAAGAATACATCGGTAATCTCATGAGAGATGATGATACGGTTATTAAGAGATAAATATGGTTTTGAAAAAGAAATGTATAGCATGTGGAAAATATAGCATACCGAGAAGAATAAAAGGGGCCTACATAGGTTCAAATGATATTATCAAAATTTGGGAATGCCGTTCTTGTCTTCATTTATGGAGATAGGAAAAAGATTATACAATTAATCCCCCTGTAAATTCATGATAACCTTGCTAGTCGAATTGGCCCTTTTCATGATATTTTTATTTGGATTATATTTCACAATAATGGTACAAATAAACAAGGTATTCGATGAAGCATTAACTGAGTTATTCCAAGAAGGCGAACTACAAGAGTTAGCTTGGTCAGGACTCCACGATAAAAAGTAGGGCGAGGGGCTTCGGCTCCTTGCTCTTTTTTTTTAATTTTATTTTTATTGGGGTAGATTATTCTTCCCTATTTTATCTTTATTTAAAAGTAAACAGAAATGAAAGAAGACTTTTTTCAATAGAATTTCAACATTGTACTTTTTTTTCTTACGGCTTATAACGTATGCCGACTTTTTTCAATAAATACCCTATAAATTAAGGTATTTTATAGAGAATTTCTAGTAAATGGCGAAATGCGCTTCCTAATGTGTAACCAATGAGTAAAGAAAATATTGAACCCATAACCAAAGACATATTTCCTCAAGCAGACGGTAAAGTTATCCAACCTTCAGTTCCGTTTAATCCGTGAGAACCACTTGCAGCACCAAATTGCCCATCAGTATAAGCCATTAGAGTTATTGATTGCATAGTAGTTAATGTAATTACATTTGGAGCAGTAACTAATGGATGGGCAGTACTAGAACCTCCATCTAATACATCTGAACCAGAACCACCAGTACCACTATTATTAGGTATAATTGTAACAGTTCCATCACTAATATTTTTGAATATGAAAAACATTTGTGCTACCCCACTTGCAGCAGGTAAACGATAATTATGAGCCGTAGAACTAGCGTGATTTAGACAAACTATTGTTTTACTTAAACTTAAACTATCTACTCCACCAGCACCAGCACCTGAATTATTAACTTCTACTGGTTCTAAAGAAGTATAACCATTAGTGATTAATCCAGTAGTAGCAGTAACAGTAGTACCAGCAGTTATACCACCCGCAACAGATACATTATCTGAAGTATCCATCGTAATTGTGGCTCCTCCATCAGATGCTTGAATTACGTTTCCTGCAACTCTTAATTTACCATCAGAAGTTATTCTAATTGCTTCCGTTAATGTGCCATTTAAACTAGTTGAAAAAACCATAGCTGAATCTTGAGTACTTCCAGTAGCAGTAAATGATTGTTCTTTCAAAACTTGTATTTTACCAGAATCAACAGCGTTACCACCAGTATCTTCTAAATCAAACTGTATTGATACTTTACCAGCAGTACTTGCTGCGTCACTTTGATTGGTTAATTTTAGAGCAATTAATTCAGCATCTGTATCTTTACTTATTTCTAACATGCTGTCAGGGGCTCTTGTCCCAATACCAACTAAACCTGTTTTAGTTATAGTAAAATCAGAATCAGTATAAGCACCGGCATCATCTGTAGCAGTGTTATAACCTATATGTAAAATATTATCTTGTGCAGTAGTTGCAGTACCTATAGCCCAATTATGATGAGTGGACCCATCTATATTTGTCATAATTATATTTGTACCATTATTACCAACATTGTTAGATACTAACTGCATTCTTGCATCATCGTCTTCTATGATTAAATTTACATAATCATCAGGGTCATAATTTGATACTGCTGTTTCTTTAATATGTAATTGTGCTGATGGATTAGATGCTCCAATACCTACTCTACCAGTTCTAATATGCATTGTGTCATTATCTGCACCAGCAACTTTAGTTCTAAATATAAAACCGCCATCTTCAGTACTATCACTTTTATCGAATATTCTACAATAGATGTGAGCATAATCAATTTCTTCAGGCGTACCTGCATCATTCATTCCAGCAAAAATAATTTGACCTACATAATCATCATCTGCTGGACTTGAACTTGTTCTTAGGAATTTAATATCGGGAGAACTGTTAGTACCAGCATCTGTGCTTTCTACTATTAACGCTGGTGTAGTGTCAGCATTTAATGCATATTTAATGTGTAAAGGAGCATCAGGTGTGGTTTCTCCAATACCTACATGTCCACCATTAAATAGAGCAGCATAATTAGTATCACCACCTGAAACTGTAACATCAAGACCAGTAACGGTTTGAGTTCCACTACCTGCCCCTACAACATCAACATCCATACCTATTGCAGTTGAAGTTCCTTTACTCGATGAAGTAACATCTAAATCAATTCCTATATCGTTATGAGCAGCAGTTCCACTATCTTGGGTTGCTCTATCAAAATCAATTTTTAATGTGGTAATATCTTCAGCACTAACAACAGTTGCTGCTCTATCTTTATCAATTATAACTCCACCAAGAGTTGGAGTAACTGTAATTCCAGAACCATCACCAGTAATATTACCCGATTCTGCATAATAACTACCAGCATCATACCCTATAGATACAGAATTCTTTTGTTTATCTAATGTGAATAATTGGAAATCATAATCAGCCTTATCATCATTTGTACCTGCGGTAATTTTTACTAAAGCAATAGGAATATATCCTGCTGTGATGTCTGCCACTAAAGGTGTAGCAGCCGCAGTTCCTTGAACAATACTTAGGGATGGATTTCCTCCAATATTGGGATTTAATAGAACCCAATCGTATCTAGTATGAGAAGCATGTTGAACGGTTGATGAATATGCCTCATCTAAATTGGTTCCATAAGTAGCATATTGTCCCTTTGAAGTAAAATGAATAGGTTGGGCTAAGTTATATTGTGTGTATGTTCCACCATCAGTAATTGTGAATCCTGCATGTCCTATACATATATCCCCTTCAGAATAAGCCTGTAATGCTTTAACTATTCCTGAATGAATATTATCTGTTCCGTCAATTAAACCCGCATTTGGTGTTGCTGCTAATTTAGTTATTTTTCCTTGATTTGCTACCATCTTATTTCACCTGCACCACAATTGTAAATTCTAAAATATCAGTTGCCGTTATTGGCCCCACACCATCAAAATCAATTCTGTTTAACATATTACCACTACTATCAAAAATTCCTACTTCTGTTATTGTATATCCAGTTAACGCCGAAGCACTTCCTAAGAAACTCGCCTTGAATTCCACTCCTGTATCATTTGCTAATGTTGATGAAATATTACTTGTTACCGTTGGTACTCCATTTGTTGTTCTTGGTGAATCTAATTCATTTGCGCTTGGATTAGTACTATCTGTTCCTGTTCCTACATCCATACTGGCAAAATTAGTTTTAATTAACGTTGCTATCTGTTTCTTTCCTTCTTCTGTTATCATTCAAACGCCTTCCCTTTAGTTAAATCTAAATCCAACATTAATGTCTTATTGGATAGTGTTGCTGTTCCTCCACTCAAAGTAAATCCTAATGTGGTACTGAATCCTAATAATGCCCCCGAAGAGAAACCTAAATTTGTACTTGCGTCTGCTGGACAATACAATAAGTCTCCTTTAGTTAAAGTGACACTGAGAGGAGTAACAAGAGTAATCTGAGTAGAACTTACTGATTCTATAACCCCTAAGTTAGTACCAGCGTTTGTGTAGAGGTTCGCTCCAGCAAGGAAAGTGCTACTAATATCAATAGTTGTTGAAATTTTATCACCACTAGATACAGTAGCAGCAACGCCGGTATAATTCATATCAGCACTAGTAGTTATTTTATGAACTTGTAATGTTACTTCTCCTATCTCTAATTCATCAAATAAATCGATATCTTGGTTAAGAGTTTCTGCTATATCTTCTTTGAAAGTTCTATCTAATCGTTTAATTTCAGTAATATTTTCAGCCAACAATTGACCCAATCCCTTTGAATATTTACTCAAAGTTAATTTGACAACTCCATCTATAGAATAGTCAATTCCAGTTATCATATAATTCGAACGAGGAATATTTTCAGATGGATAATGAACAACTACACTATCTGCAATTTTAACTAATTCAGTACCTCTTCGGTCAGTTTCTATTTTTAATTCTATATTTTCAGAAGAATGTAATCTCAATAATTTTTGAGCCAATTGTTCTGCTTGAACTTTATCAGAAATTGTTCTATCTATTCTTTCTAATGTCCTTTTACCTTTTAATTTGATACTTTCTAAATCTCTTTTTCTGACTTTCAAATCTTTACCATATACCACTACGTCATTGTATAACTCAAAGGTGTTTTTATTTTTGGAAGCCAACATAATATTTTGAGTATCTTTATTCATTTCATCTATTTCGATAGATGTATTACGTTCAAAATCTTTAGAAGAAGATACTTCTATAGTGTTATTATCAACATATAATTCTAAGTCTTTGTTACCCAATATAGAACTACAGGCTGAAAATAAGTTAGATTCTCCACCAAGGAATTCAGGAGCCATAAAATAACTTTTAGGGGTTTCTGTCACTGAAGTTATATCAGACCTTTTAGTATAATCTATTTCTTCTTTCTTTAAAATATTATTAACTATATCTTCTATCTCTGGAGCAACTGTTACTCCTACTCCTATTGATGCGCTTTTTATATCACTCAGAGTAATTCTATCTTTAGTTGTAATTTCAAATATTTCCCCAATAGACAATATCCCTGCCGCCTCTTGCATATTAGTGAAAGATAATTCTGTACTGTTAGTGGACGCTTTAACTAACATAGTATCTTCCACTCTTATTTCACCATCTGTTTTTAACACATTATACTGAGTATTATTAGTAAATGGTTTACCAGAACCAAATAAGTTTCCTTTATCTCTACAAACAACATAATCGGAATTATCTGTATCTACATCTAAAGTAACATACATTGATAATAACCCTTCATTGAATGGACTATCAATAGAATTATTTGTATTATTAGAATTAAACGAATTATTTATTTGTCCATACATCTCATTAGAGTATGGTTTTTTACTCGTTTTTCTACTCATTACATATGTTTCAATATTATTAGGAGTAAAATTATATGTGCAAATTTCAGCGGGTTTCATTATTCTAAAGTGAGTATTTTTAGGAATATTAACATCATCAGTTAGACTAGAATCATATGCGCCATCAATATAAATTATATGTCGAATAATGTTATCTCTACCTTGAGTACCAGAACCAGTGGGTTCTTCAGCCTGACTTTTAACCTGAGTTTCGTGAGATACAACATAATATATTTTATCTGGAGTTATTCCTTCTACATTCCTAAAGAAATTACTACTAACATCAGTTCCTATGTTCTGTGATATTGTTTCTTTAGTAGAAATTTTAGCAACTGTGGTATCATTCGCATTATTAGAAAAAGCAACATCTACAGTCAAAGCAGTATCACTTGTTATACCTGTAATAATTCTAGTTTCTCCACTAACAGTTATTGAATCCCCTACAGATAATTCTGTTAAAAATTGTGTTCCTACTCCAGTTACTGAAGTAGAAGCAGCAGGGTCTATACTTCCAGTTAATGAATCTGAAGTAGTTCCGCTTAAATTTTTATCAAATAATGCTTCACTAGACTTACTTTCTCCACTGTAAGAACCTGCTTCTGATACTAAATACATTCCAGTTAAATCTACAAAATTTAAGAAACCGTTACCTGCGGCTTGCGGTGGTTCACTAGTGTCAAAGGTATCAATTTCTATTCTAACTAATTTCTTACCATCTGGAGAATTTTTCCATTCTACATCGGTAATATTTCCAGTAGAATAATTCTTAGAAATGTAATCATATAAGAAATTAAATTTTATTTTATTTATGGCTGTGTAAGATTTTTGAGTAATAGTAGAATCATTAGCAGTAGTTGCGGAATAAGAATCATTGTATTTCCCTAATGTTAAGGGAGTAGTTAACGTAGAAAATTCAGTGGAAAAGAATCCCATATCTAACATAGAAATATTACTCATTCTAAGTGGATAATATGGGAATTTATTACTTGCGAATGTATTAAAATCAGTACCTTCTCTAAATCTATTACCTGATTTTGGATTATAATAATAAAAACTGTAACAAGGCATTACACTACCACTTAACATATTAGGGGTAGGATTAACAGCGGGCAAGTCATTATCAGTTACACTTGTATCTAAAGATAATACAAATACTGGACAGGCAACATATGTTAATGAACTACCAGAGTAACCAGTACCTCCATCAGTGGCAAAATTACTAACGCCACTATAAATAGCATTATTAATTGGGTCTAATCTAGTAATGGCTCCACCGGATGCAGTAACTCTATACACAGCATTGAATTTAGCATTATTAGTTCTACCACCACTACCAGTAAAATCACTTTCTAAAATTAAAGCAACAACATCATTAGTAACATAACCAGTACCACCCGCAGTTATACTAGTAATAGCACTACCCATAGCACTAGAAGTAGTAGTAATCCTTGCCATCTTACCGTATTGGGGGATAGTTCCACCACTTGCGCTTCTTGTTGATTGAGTAGGAGTGGCATCACAAGTTTTTATTCCTGTAATAGAATGCCAAACTTGAGAATTATCAGTACCTGCACCAGTTGAAATAGGATACAAGAAATTTATTTTCATTCCGTCGATTAAAGGAATATAATCGCTACCTGAATATCCGTTCTGTCTAGGTAAAAATATGAAATCATTACCAGTTATTCTAATCATAGTATGAGTTAAATCCTGTGCGTTTGCAGATAAGTTAGGATAAGCCTGACCCTCTATGCCAGTTATGTAATCATTTTGTGCTCCGGTAACTGTCGCTACAATTTTACTCATATTAGTTATAGGTAAAGTAGAACCTTGCATTAGTGTAAAGAAATTATTACTTAAATTTCTATAAATTGATTGGTTAGTTCCTAAATCTTCTAAAATTAATTGAATAGTTCCATCATAAGGTCTAGTGGGTATCATCGGTAAACCGTTAGTTGTACTTGCTCTAGTTGAGAAATCTGGATGTTGAAAACTGTGAGAAATTAAACCCTTTCTAATTAAAGATGGTTCTTGTAATCTTCTTATTTCTTCATAAATACTGTAAGGCTTACTTAATGCCGCTACTCCTATGTGATTATAATTTCTAAACCCAGTCTTTCCATGAAAGTAGTAATTATTGTAAGGAGAAGCAATCCATCTTTGGGTAGTAGTGCTACCAACGTGACTATTACCACTTAATTCTACATATTGGTGTAATAATGGACTAAATTTATTAGATACTGCATCTAATTCTTTGTATTTATCATCTGAATTTAACCAACTGAAATCGTTTATTTTAGATGGGTCGCCGTTATCACCAAATAAAGAAAGGGCTAATGTAGCAGTATCAGTACTACTTGTAGCAGCATCTAAATCTGGATACACTGGAGATTGTGGATTTTTAAGAGCGTTAGTATTTCTAGTGATTAATTTAGTACTAACCCTACTGCCGCCACTTGAGGCTAAAGATGCCATATATACTGGCCCAATGTAACTAGTAGCGTGGAAAGTTCCAGAAGCCCCACCCTCATGTAATTCTATAAAATGCCCCGAAGCACCAGAAATAGGGTGAGTAGTAACATAATTATTCGCTTTACCAATTAATTCTCCAAATCTAGTAAATAAATAATGCCCATCAATACTACCACTCGCTTCAGGGTCTGCATCTAAAGTAAGATATCCCATCCTTGTGCCTGAAACGCTATTTGTATAAGCAGTAATTTGGAAATTATTCAAATTAGTACCATCAATATTATCAGGTAAATCTATTGGTTGATTCAAATAATAATGTTTGATATCGCTATTATAGAGGCTTTCCTTTACAGTTGGTGGGTTTTCACCATCAATTGGGTTAAATGTAAAATCATAAGTTGCTTCTATTAATCTCATTAATCCGAATCTTTTTATTTGGTTTGGGGTTATAGATGCCGAATTAATATCTAGGGTTTGTTGAGAAGTATCCAAATATTCATCTCTTGGGATTGTTCCTAAATATTTATCTTGTTTTAATTCACCTACTTTTTCTGGACTATGTGATTTTAAAATCAAAGAGTAATCAGTAAATACACTATCAGATAAAAACCCGATGTGATTATCTCTTCTCATAGATTCAGGTAAAATATCAGAAATTGAAAATAAGAAATAAGTTGGTGATTTTGGGTCAGATACTTGTAGCATATCTCTTATTTCTAATATAGAATTGTATCCGTGTCTTGGTAGATGGGGGCTTGCATCACCACTAGTTTCATCATAATGGAAAGAACCAACAGAAAAAGTATTGCTACCGGGTATTCCCGCTTTAGGTATCATATAGATTGGAGCCATTAAATCATCATCTTGTAAAAGAGAATTAGAACCTGTAGTAGCAGTATTTGTTTCAGCATAGAATTTCTCATAATCTCCGAAATTACTACCTAAAATACCAAAAGTTCCTCTTTCGTAGGGGGCTGGATATAAATTTTTAATCATTAAAGAGTTATGAACGTAATTTTTTGTATAATCTGTTCTTAATTCTTTAGTTAAAGACTCTTCAATAGTAATTCCACCCCTATTTCCGGGGTAAAATTTTACTAATTGGGCTACACCTTTAACTTTAGAAGAAGTATTTGAGTAATTTAAATTATGAGAACTTTCAATATAATTTATTTTTTTAATCGGATTTCTATTGAGCGTTCCAGATTTAAATCTATTTAAATTAGTATATTTGAAATATAACCCACCATAGGGAAAAAAGGTAAGAGGTACTGGAATTTTATAAGCATTAGAAATATTAGAGCCTTTTATTGAATCAATAGGAGCGATTATACCCCCAACAGGTAAACCTTGAGTGTTAATTAAATATAAGTGGTCTGTATTATTTTCACCTAACACCTGAATACTAGTGACTCCTGACATTGAATCTTGGATATTCCTATCCATTTCTATTACATAATAAACTACAGAAGTATCGGCTGTAGCATCTAAAATGTGAGTCTCAAAAAATCTTTTTCCTGTACCTAAATACACTCCAGAAGTATTGTAAATTGGACCTAATAACCTCTTTAAAGTGGCATCACTCATAGCAGAAGGTAAAAAACCAGTGATTCTATTACCTTTACAATAAGCATGAATTGTAGTTAAACTATCATCAGCAAAAACAGAATTACTAGTTTCATTAGGGTTTTGGTCTACTCTTCCTAAAATGACGGGGAAAGTTGGGGCTACTCTAATTGTAGTGCTAGCATCAGAATTAGGATTAAATGATACTATAGTATATTCTGATAAACTATTAGGGGAATAAGAGTTTACACCATCAAAGGAAGCACCACTTTCATCTCCCAATTTACAATAATATTTGGTTTCATTTTTATGAATAGAAGAAACATCATTTATGTAAAATCCTCTAGTTTTAGTATCTAACGATTTAAGTGAAGTGGAATTATTATTATATGATGTTCCTACTAAATCTTCACCAATAGCAGTATTTGCTGAACTAGTTCCATGTATTCCCATAGTTATACTATTACCAGAAGTAAATACTACTCCCTTACCCGATGCTCCTCTTAAATTACTAAATGTATTTTCAGCACCAACATCTGATGAAAGTGCTTTACCTAAAAACCAATTATTAGGATAACTTTCAGTACTAGTATTATCATAAGGTTTGATGTATAAAACAGGACCAGATTCAACATTGATTGTTATTTCAGCAGAAGCAGTTGCTGCTTGAGAAATAGTAATAGTATTAGCATCTGTTATACCTGTAATAGTAGTTCCTGAAGGTATTCCACTTCCACTAATATTCATTCCTACTTTTAATTCAGTAGTCGCATTTATTGCGATGCTATCTATAGTAGTATTACTATTAGTATCCGCTATAAAGGAACCCATTACTGTTAATGCGCCGGTTTTTAATTCTAAATTAGCAAGATTTTGCTTCGCACATTCCCCAAGGAATTTATTATCTGAAGTGAATAACCACCCATAATGAGTAGCTGTTCCTCCTCCAGTTGCAAACTCAAATTGTTTATCTCCAATATTAATAACTACATTTGGTGCTAATTTTGAGCCGCACTCTACTAAATTCATTACAGGACCTTGATTTGAATAAATATAATCTTCAGAATGAAGATAATTCTTGTTGACAACTGGACCTAATAATTTAGCCATTTTATCCATTCCTAAGAAAGTTAAAATTGGCTGTCTGTCTTGTGTTTCCGTATGAATTTCCTCTACTTCTCCTTCATGAACCGCCCTCTGAATTTTACATTGTCCTGAGAAGAAATCAAGATAATTACCAGCACCAGTAAACTGAGAATAAAGAACTTTATTTTCGTTCTGGAAATACACTACCCCGTTAGCCCTATCACCATAATCAATTAATAGTCTATCACCGGAATATTCTGCATCTCGTAATACCATCTCTAAATTATATATCCTCGCTCTAGTTTTAGATGTAGTAGTGTCATTTACTTTGTAAGTTGTAACAGCATGACTGACATCTAAATCTGTATATGTTAAATCTGTATCAATTTCAAAATCTACTATTAAATTCTGACAAACACTAGACCATCTTCTTCTATATGCTGTAGCGGCAGTATAATTTGCCTGTAAATTACCTGAAGCATAAGCACCTAAAGCGTTAACTGCTCTATAAGAACCAACAGTGATAGTTTGGGAACCGCCTGAAGGCGCAGTAATAGCAGATGGAATGTAAAAATAATCACCTAATTTGAATGATTCAAAAGTAGAACCATTCCTCAAAAGTGCTCTTAAATCTTGACCGTCTTTTAATTTAGTAACAGTTAGAGTACTACCACCACTACTACCCGCAAAACTTCCAAAAATAGCCGTGTCTTTTTCTTTAGTTATTTCAAGTTCAAATAAATCTTGATACACTTTGAAAGTGTCCTGTTCCTGAATTTTACTTGCTAAAATTTTCTTATGGTCTAACGCTTGAACTTTACATAAATTACCTACAGAGCCATACCCCTTTGATACACTTATATCTAAAACTGTATTTACTATGTTAGTCTTAGTTGGTGAAATTTCATAATGTAGATAACGAGTAGGCCCATTGAAATTACCACTAGCGGCGGCACCACCAGAAGCATATAACCCATTACTACTTCTTTCACCATTAACCATAAAGGAGTGAGAAGAAGTTAAAGAACTAGTGTAAGAAGTAACTTTACCTCTTCCTCCCCCATCCATAATATTATTATTATATCTATCACTATCATATAATACATCAATTAACTGTGCTTGAGTATTATAAGGTCCAGTATCAACAATCTCTCTTTCGAAATCACGCCTTGTTCTAAATAACAAAGAAGAATGAGTAGGAGTTCCCCCTATTTCTTTAGATTGATTTAATTGGTATTTAGTTCCAGCATTTAATACATTCTTTTCATCTAATCTACTATTATAGAAATAAGTTGTGGGTCTAGAAAATTCTGTATATTTTAAATGTCTATTCTCAGAAGTATCTTGTATTAAACCATAAGCAACTGCTACTGTTTTCGTATCAGTGGTTAATGGACCTTTAAAAATTCTAAATTTAGTGTTAACTTCAATCTCATTTTCCATCGCTGGCTCAAATTCAAAGGCATCTCCACTATCATCAAAAGATAATAATTTAGTTATTTTAGCAAGATGATGTTTCTTAGCGTCATCGGAATGGACTAAAACAAAATAATCATTAGTAGTAATATCCATATTGCCATTATGTTCGTAGCCTGTCTCTATTGTGGTACTACCAGACCCTAATTTTATACCAATGTTAGCGGCGTTTTCCTGCCTATAACAATGTATTCTATTTTCTCTTGTGGTACTAAGATTAGAAAAATGTAAAGTTATTGTATCTCCAGCGGTTGCATCATAAGGAGCATATACGTTCAATTGTTCATCTTCATCTTTAGTATTACTTACACCATTAACAGAAGCATCAGAAAGGTCAGCATCAAAAGTAAAGGTTTGATTAGCATTTGTGGCCGTTGTATCAGCACTTAAAGTAAAACAAGTAGCGTTGTTAATAGAAGCAATGGTTGCTCCTGCCGGTACTCCTGTCCCTGTTACACTCATACCTACAGCCAATCTTGAAGTTGAACCCATTGTAATGTGACGTACATTATTAGTAGAACCATCAGATAATCCAGAGGTATGATTAGTATTACAAGTATCATCTGTAAATGAATTATCTATACTTATTTCGTAGGAAGCAATACCTCCATTTGAAGGAGTAATTCCATTATCATAGAATACAGGATTTTTACTACTATTTGTATTACAATTAACTGGTGAAGAAGAAGCAAAGGTGTTAACTAATGTATCAGTTATTCTTACGCCAGAATTAAGAATATATTGCGTCATTGATTTTTCACCTCTTCAAACCTATAATACAGTAACGTGTCTCTCTTTCTTGGGGTTAAAGTGTAAAGAGTATCAAAGGTTTTTCTGGCTCCCTTTGTTATAGAAAAATCATGTAACTGGCCCATAAATTGAGTGTTTCTCGCTGTTAATCTATATGCATTTTCCCAAGGATTATGAGTAGATGGAATGTTATATTTATTCGCTAATTCCCCTTGAATAGTGTTCGCTTGAGTGTCAGTAAAATTAGCAGATTCTTTAATAATTATTACCGGCATATTAATTGTGGCCCCTGCTTCTGCTGATGGGTCATTAGTTTGACATCCAATTTGGTCCATATTTAGAGTGCCTAAACCAGTAACATCTAATGTTTCGATTAAATTTCCATTATTATACAAATAAGCATCATTACCAGTTTTCTTTATTCTAATAATAACATAGTTAGAATCATCAGCAATTATTTCATTTGTACTTATTTTATTAGAACTATGAGGATGAGCGTATTCTCTAAAACCTATTTTTTTACCAGAAAATAAGATTACATCATTCGCTGAACCAGATATATCACCACCTAATATAATCATATCAGAAGCAGTATATTTTGTAATGAGTATAATATCAAAATTAGTCCCTAAATTAAATTGGGGATTACTACCATTAAAAACTAATAATCCAGCATCATTAAAATCAATAGTTGGATTACCATTTATTAAATTATTAAAATCTAATAATGGTATATCTGAACCATCTGAGGTTGCTTGTATAAGTGTGCCACCAGCACTACCTGAATTATTTATTCCTGCGAAAGTACCGTGAGCCTGTGTAAGTGGGCTTTCCCCTGAAGAATTATAACCGTCAGTATCAACCCACCAATCTGCATCTGTTTTTGTTACTGTTTGAGCAAGAGAAGCGTCTTGTCCAATATACGAATCAACTTGACCCCAATCAAATGTATCAGGATTAGCGTGAGTGTCTATTTGTGCTCTAATTCCATTAATGTAAATAGCCATATCACCAGTTGATTTATCAAAAGTAGCAGCGATGTGAAATATAGATTCAGCATATATTGCTTGTTTAGGTGCTTCAGTATAGACATTGCCAGAAACCCCACTATCAGGGATGTCCGCTGAAAAATTAATCGTAGTTGATGATAAACTAGAAACAGTTCCAATTAACACTCCAGCACTTGTGTATAATTTTTGATTAACAGCAACATATTCTTCCGCAATATCACCAACTGTAATTGCGGCATCAGCCGTACCACTTATGGCTAATTTAGTACTACCATCGTTAGTCACAGGAATATATTTCAATTCATCATTTGTAGCCGTATATACCCCATCTGTTATGTTATAATATCCAGTAGTTCTTGGTGAAATTAAGGCAGAACTTTCTATTGTTTTTGTGCTACCAGTTGTTATTACTTTGAATACTATTTTGTAATCTGCTGGTTGATTATGATTAGTAGCAGCAGTAGTATTTTGTAAATATAACTGTACTTTAGAATTGGAGAATAACATCATTTTATGAGTACGCCTATCACTATAAGTAATGTAATTATAATCTTGATAGTTAGCAGGAGTACCGCTATCTTTAGTATATTGGTCTAAAGAAGGCATAACTTTCTTAGAAGAAACAGCAGCAGCATAATTAGTAGTTAATGTAGATTTATTTCTTTCTTCCCCATATCCATTCACATCATATGGTGTAATTACAGTTTCAATAGTAAAGGAATCATCGTGGTCCCAAAACCCTCTTACTTGAGAATCAAATGGAATTTTAATATAACCATTAGACATAACTGGAAACACAAGACCGTGTTTCTTTCCAACATAGGCTGTTAATGTCATTAACCTACCACCGTTGCTATTTCAAATTCTAAACTAAATTCAACAAAAGGGCTACCCCCTACTATAGTTGTAGAAAATGATTTAACAACTCCAGATAAACCACCACTGGTTGAATCTTCGGGAAATTGAGAACCCAGTGTTGCGTTTAACAAATTACCAGAATTATCTGCTTCTCTTGTTTTCCAAGTAAAAGGAATATCTACTTCATCAGGAGAACTTCTTTGCACATAAATAGCAGCAGCACCAGACGAGGTATCATTTTCAGAAACCTTTGAAGGATAAAGAATAGTTAACTCATCTAAATTCTGGTCTTTTTGTAATGCTGAAGAATCAACAAAAGAATGAATTAATTGAGCAACTTCAATAGCACCCATAGTAACAGAAGCGGTATGGGTTTTATTGATTATCTGTTCTGTAATAACACCACTTAGAGAAACACTTTTTGTTGACATACCTAAATCAATTCCTATTACTTGAGATTCCCCACTAATAAAACCTGAAGCGGGAATAGGAAATGTTGGGGCTACTTTATTCGTAGTTATTTGGATTTGTTCTGCCTGCAAAGCAATGGTATCTGTCATATTATTAGCGTTAGTTCTTCGACCAAGACTAAGAAAAACATCATGCGTTATTGCCATATTCAGAACCTCACTGGAGTAGATGTACTTCTGCTAATATTCTTTAATACTTTATTTCCAATCTTCTTAGCAATTTCATCTAATTCTCTATCTGATGCACCAACCCTACCTTGAACATTAACTGTAATATTATTTCCACCCCTTGGCCCATTAATATTAGGAGAAGATAATGGAGTAACTTGAACAAGTTCTTTTCCGCCGGGGTTATCTCCAACCAAAAGAGGAGTAGGACCACTGGTAATGAAATTAGCACCAGTTGCTGCTCTATTAGAGAAGAAACCAGAGACTGTTCCAATTAATCCCTTTCCAGTGATAATTTTTAATAGTCTATCTATAGCAATACCTATTGCAACAGAAGCAGCAACAAATGGACCAAATATTGGAGCAAGGGCTGTTGCTAATCCCACAACAGCAAAGCTAAGAAGGACCGATTTAATTACTCTACCTAAACCTTTAGTTTGTTGAGTTAATAAATTGTCCATTCCTTTAATTATATTTTCAGGTAGTTCTTTAATAAGTGTACTAACAAAAGAACCTACATTTTCAGCAAGCATTGGTAAAAATACCTTTACTAATAAACTCATTAAACCCCCCACTATAGTACCTAATAATTGTAAAACTGCCCCTAATGAATAACCCACAATATTAACTAAACCACTATAAATTCGCTCCGCTGCTCTTTCGGCTCTATCTGAATTACCTTGAAATAAACCAATAACTAAATCTACCATACTGAATAAAGTAGCAGCAGCCCAATACAGTGTTTTACCTAATGAAACTACAACTGAAAAGAGATTAGAACCTAACCATTTAACAGCGGAAAATATTGCATCTACAGTCTCCTTAAACGCCCCTCCTGATTTGTATAATTGTCTTAAAGTAAAGACGGCTAAACCTAGGAGGGTTCCCCAAAATATTACTTTAGCAAATATTTCTAATCCTTTCTTTAAGTAACCCATCAATAATTTACCCATCGCTTGAGTATCTTGAAATTTACTTCTAAATCCTTCAATAGATTCATCTATTTTGTCCTTTTCTTCCTTATACATTTCTAGTGCTTTAGCAACTCCATCCTTTCCTTGTAATAATACTAAAGACTCCGCTAAATCCATTCCAGCAACTGCTTCTTGAAGTTGTTTTTTACTCATGCCCTCTACATTAATACCCTTTAATTTTTTAGTTATTTCATCATATTCTTCCTGAGCACTCGCTAATTTACTCAAATTTTCTGCTTGCTCGATTAATCCTTTCTTATTTTTATCTTGAACCTTGTAAAAAACAGCAAACCCATCTGCGACTGCTCTAATTTTATTTTGAACTTTCCATAAAGGGCTACCAGAAATTAAACGACTAACAGCCGTCCAAGCTTTACTTTCTGAAGATGCTTTTGCTAAACTTCTTCCCCAACCATCCATACTTTGGGAAGAAACATCAACTAAACTGGAGAATTTAGAATATACTTTTATCTGTTTTTCCGCTTCTTTTACCTGCTCTTTTACTTCTTCAGTAACACTTTCTTGTGCTTTTTTCTGTACTGATAATGCTTCTGTTAATGCGGGGAATATGGTATATACTAAATGGTTCATATCTCGACCTAATTGTTCTATACTCCCCGCAGCCAGCCCAATCACCCCTTCATTTTCTTCTGTATCTCCTCAGCTTCTAACTCTTTCATTGTAATATGTATAAATAATAACTCCTTAAACATTGAATATGGTAATTGATAAAGTTCTAATGGGCTCACTCCTAATCCTTTTGATAGTGTATATAATGCAACTTTGGATGTAATACTAAAGTCTTTTTTTCTACCTCTAATTACATCCGTTATTCTTTTTTTTCTTCTTCTTCGTTTCCACCCATAACGTTTGGTAAGATTTCTTTAATTTGATTACCAACATATGGGGTTAATCTAAGTAAATCTACTGCACTAAGATTTGGTTCAGTCTTTTCAATAAAAGTTTCAAATAAATATCGAGTGGCTTCAGCCATATTAATATCTACTTCTTGAGTTCTTGGGTTAACTTTTACTAATTTCATTTGTGCTTTTTCTACTTCCAAAAAAGTGGGTTCTTTAACCCAAACTTTCAGGTATTCATCCGAATCAGGTTCTACCCTGATATAATGCACTTCTGTTTCTTGTTTTGCAAACAAGTTCGCTTTATTACTAACAATTTTCTTTTCTTCTAACATTTTTTCTCCACCTTTTTTTACCAACAAACAAACAAACGGTGTTGGTGGAACGCAATATTATCAAGCGGATTTGGAATTCTCTTCCTTAACCTCCGCTTTAGCCGCTTTCTTCTCTGCGGCTTTCTTAGCCCTTTCAGCCTTAGCCGCTGCTTTTGCGGCTTTAACATCATTTTCTATTTTTAATTTTAATTTATCAGTATAAGAATAACCTTGTCCCATTTAATCACCCCATTAAAGCGGCATGAGTAATAATAGTGCAGCCATTCGTTTTTAATCCTCTTGGCATTACAGTTGCCTCAACAGTTACTGGCCCTTTATCCTCAGGGATAGTCCAATTAGCAGCATTTGTAAAATAATTTTCAAATTCTAATTTAATTTGCTCACCATTTGATTTATCAAATTGTAAAGTGATATCATATGTTGTTTCTTCATCTGAACGAATAAATTCTCTAAATAATTTATCGTCTGTCACTAATGCTGTAAATGATAATTCATATGTTCTTTGAGCAGGTATTCCTTGTTTAATCCCTCTATCTTGCATTCCTACAAATCTTTTATCTTGTATATTATTATTGATAGTTAAAGTAAGATTAGTTATTTTTAATAATTGTTGATTATAGATAGTAATTGTTCCATCAGTAAAGAAGAAAGGCTCAAGATGTCCTGATTGAGCACCCTTTCTATTAGAAAAGTTTTCAACTTCTTGATTTCTACGTGCATACATCTCTTCATCAATATCTAATTCAGTAACTGCTGAAGTGTTTAAATCCATAGTCATTTTAACTTCTTCATTTTCATTAGCAGTTAATGTTAGAGTATTAATTCTATTACCCCTCGCTACCCTGACAAAAGTATGACTTTCTGTTGCCGCTGAATCAATATCAGTTTTGTAAGTATTAGTGCTCTCTAATTTAGAAATAGATTGTTCTAAAGCAAAAGAAGGGAGTTTAGCCGTATCTTGTTCATTGATAATATAGGTAATAAAATTACTTTCAAAATTACTTACGGATAATGCAGACAAAGAAATTAATTGACCTACTGTTGTATCCGTTGGCATTAAAGGAGGAACTATTTCTGTTCCTATTGTTCTGTAAAAGATTGGCCCATCTTCAATATGTGCAGTATCATTATGTAAGAAAGTTGCTTGGTCTGCTGACGCCACATCAAAGGGAGCAGAAAAACCACTTGAAGTAGCGGCTGAACGAATACCCGCAGGAACCGTTGTTGTGCTACATTTACCTAAAGCATAGTAAAGCCAATGTCCTTGATTGGCAATTAAATTAATATTCCCACCAGAAGCAGTTTCAATCCCTTTGAACTGATGAGTAAAGTTTCTTGTGCCACCAAGAGCCAAATTTAACTGCCTCATTTCTACATCTATATTAGGAAAAGTTGCACTCTCTACTAAACCTAAAGAATTATCAGCGTTTAAAGTCGCTATACTAGTATCTTGAGCAGGTGCAGGGCAAGGTGCTGCATATCCTCTAATAACATAATAGTCATTAGTAGCAGTTGATTTTGCTACAGGAGTAAAAGTTATTGTTGCAGCAGCAGTACTATTACCTGAATTACCAGTGATAGTGTGAGTTGATTCTAATACATCAGAATTATTATATCTATCAATAGTGCAGCCAACATATAAATCCTTAATTAAACGGAAATGAGTTTGGTCGGCATGAAAGGTAATTGTTGATTCATTACCACTAACTGCTGTCTTTTGAACATAAAAATCAACTTCAGGAACAAAACTTAGTGTTGCTCCGCTTCCTAAAAATATTTCTTCGTTTTTTGCCATTTATTCTTCACCTTCTTTTACTTACGTACCTACACGGCTACGGCGAATTTTTTCATTGTAACATTAACCTTGTAACCCAATAACCTTTTCGCCTTATTATTGGATTCCGTTCTTCCTCCTACTATTATGTGGTTCATTTTCAAGGAATCGCTACCAATTGTTACTGTTTCTCCTTTCCTTTTTGATTCTAATGTGTATCTAAGAGATTTATACAAGCTTTCCAATCTATGATGTGCATACATGTTATCGGCTGCCCTTGTATCTCCTCCGCTAATTGTCCGTATATGACACGTTATATTATATGTTTCATTCCTAACATCCCAATGTATAGTAGGATATTCTATATTTTGTCCATCTTCAAACACCACAATTAGGTCAGAAGAAGTAGCAGAACCTATTACTGGACTAGTCTGATTTAACAGACTATATTGCCTAGCTTGACCTCTACTTATTTTACCAGATGTTCCATCAGTAGAGCCACCAGAAGATAAATTCCTAATATCCAAAATTGTAGGTTTAACCCTATGAGCAGTAGCAATTCCTAATGTATTCTGCATAACGCTAGTACTAGGCCAATGAGTCCTTATGAGATTGACCGCATAAGTTACTTCATCCATTATATTCCACTTTCCTTCATTGATTTATCAATCATATTAACGAGTTCTTTTTCGATTCCCTCAACTATAAATGCCATTATTTCTTCATCAGAATAAGTAAATGCTCCTAAACCTGTATCTTGAAATAATCTATTTCTTTCTTCGTACATTTCCTGTATTCTTTTAGTGATACGTATAATATCACTCAATCAAGAACACCCCTTCTTGTTTACCGTTAATTATTTCCATAGCTTCTGTTCTTAAAATATCATATTTTTCTTTAACAGATATTTGATTTCCAGACTCAGTAATAAGTACAGTTGCATCATCTGAGCGTAATATTTCACAAGCAACTAATTTAGTTGCAGCATCAGTAATTACTGCTGGGACTGTGCCACTACCAGCAAAATAAGTAGCCCTAACAGAATTAAGATGAATATATGGATATTTATCTCTAAAGAAAATCCTACCTTCTCTACCTATTTTCCACCACTCCTCTTTTCTACCACTATCTTCTTTATCAGTAAATGCGCTAACTTCTATACCCTGAACAGAAGTAGTGGCTGCATTCCCATTCATGTATATGGTACAGTTAGCACCATCATCACTTGGTAATAATGATGAAATTAGAACTTTATTGGAATTTTCTGAATCAAGACAAGCATAGAAAAAATCTGAAACTTGTTTAGCACCAGTAGAATCCGTCTGCCCTTTTGCCTGAGTCGCTCCTGTTAATGCAGCAGTTTGAGAAGGATACTTTTCATTAATGAGTGAAACAAGTTCCCTAGCGGCAGTTTTATTTCCATAAGTAGTATCGAATCTTGAATTTGTAGTGCCGGCAAGTAAATTGAAAACTAAACCACTATTAGGTAAACGAAGATTAATTGTGGTTGTTCCACTAACCATTGAAGTATAATCATTCATTGTTACAGACGCTTCTGCACCACAAATATTAGTCCATTGGGTTCCTTCCCAAATGTCTAATCTAATCATTTTAGAAATACTATGTCTGTCTAATTGAACAAAACCAAGATAATCTCTCCATCTTCCAGCAGGGTAATGTCCTATTCCCGTTGTGAAATTATGGTGTTCATCTTGATAAAGCAGCCTTCTCCAAGAAGTCTTAGTTTTACTATCAATGAAATCTTCAATCCTTTTTATGAATTCTCCAACTTCAGAATGCATAGGTGTTGTATTAGCAGTAAAGTTAGGAATCTGTAGAAGTTCTGCTACTTTAGAAGAAGTAGTATAATATCCATTACCTGTGGAATAATTAGCATTAATAACTGTTGTATCTGAAGGAGACTTATACTGTGCCATAACTAATTCTCCGAACCTTCTGGAATATTATTTACTGCTCTTTCTAGTTTGTTTAATTTACCTCTAATGAATTTGAAATAATTACTCAACTGAAGGTTAGCAGTTTCTTCTGGTTTAACTTCTAAAAGATTTTTAGGGTCAACTTCTTCCCCCTCAAGGAAAACTCTACCTTTAAATTCTGATAAATTTATAACTTTAATAGACACTTTATCTACAGTTTCTCTAAAAGTAACTATAAATTCTAATTTTATATCATATATATGACGTGGATTAATTGGGAATCTTATATCTTCTAATATTAGCTGTTTATTATCGAATATAAAATCCTTAATTATTTTAGGGGATTCTCCAACATAATCATACAATACTGATATTCCGCCTTTCTTTCGACCAGATAACATATTTTTTAGGTTCTTATCTTTAAATTCTAAATCATCAGTATCTATACTTACATTGATTTTTTCATTTATATTAAGGCCTGAAGAAACAGTTTCTTCTATACCTTGTATTGTTTCCCCTTTCAAATTTTTAATTTTTAAATTTTTATCAGAAAACTCTAACTTTAGTGAAAAACTATTCTTATCAGACTTAGTTTCAGTGATGTATTTTTTAAAAATATTCTTAATAAAATCATCATCAGATAATGTTTCAAGTATTGAAATTTCAGAAGTTTCTGTTTCTTTCTTTGCTTTATCAGAAGAAACGTCCTCTATTTTGAAATTAACATCTAACTCTTCGATTTTTAACATTTCTTTTGTTTTATTATCTATGTAAATGTCTGAGTCTTCAATCTCTTGTCTTAATTTTGAAGCTCTTAATTTATCTAATGTTTGTTCACTTAAGTTTTTTAGATAGTCTTCATGCTCTTTAGTATAATTAAGAGCCATTTCTTCATCCATTTCTTCTAAAAACTGAACCATCCATTCAAATTCTCTTGGTCCTCTTGGGTATTTTAATACATATTTTTTAAAACTGGGTAATAATACCTCTGTTAAATCTGTATTTTTTAATCTACCAGCATCGTTAAACCAAGGAAAATCCATACTAATCAAGCCAACCATTTAGCCCAAGCAGCGCCCTTGGAAATCATTTTACTTAATCCTAATCCGCTATTTGGTGGGCTATAGGTCGCTTGACCAGTAGCAGGGTCAATCCAATATGGATTATTGTAATTATCATAACCCGCTGGAGGAACAGGATATCCTGATTGATTATTAAATGCCTGTTGTTGATTCATCATTTGTTGATTCATTCCACCTTGAGGGGGAGCACCTTGAATGGGCATACCATTTGGACCAACTCCTGCGCCCTGCATTCCCATTGCTGCTCCACCAACCATAGCTCCACCAGCCGCCGCAGCCGCTCCTGCCATTTGTGGATTAGCACCATCACCAAAACCTTGAGCCTCTAAATATTGACTCTTAGCCATCTGTCTTTGATAGACAACTTCAGAGTTAACAGAAGCAGTCAAAATTTTCTGTATATCTAATTCTATATTTTCTTCTGTAATTTGTTGGTATTTGGTTAAACAAGTCTTTTCTAAAGTTATATCTCCTTGAGTTGGTTCTAATTTAAAATGTAAATCAGCAAGCATTGCACTCACTACTCTTTGTACTACATCTTCTAATAATTTCTCAAATGTAGTCAAAAAAGCTTCACCATGATAAAGTAAAAATTCTTCAACATGATTATCTTGTAAAGTCAAAAGATTATTCATTGCTTTGAAATTACTCTGATTATTATTCTGCATCTGTGTCGCTAATGCGCCATTACTTGTTCCGAAAAGTCCCATATTTATTCACCTACTAATTCATCTATTTGTCCTATTTTACCCTTGAGCTCTGTTAATAATATGAATAGTTTTTCCTCGGCAGTCGTAGTATCAGCGCTTGGGGGCGTTATCTCCCAACCTTTAGAGGTTAATGAAATTATATCTTTTTCACTCAATGTTACTAAAGGTCCACTTCTCATCATACTAGGAACTCTTGGTTTAGGTATGTATTTTTTAAATTCTAAACCATGTTTTTCAGCAATAACTTGTTGCTCTAACATTTCCATTTGTTTGAATAAAGAAGAGTGCCTTGGGCAATAAGTCCCTCTCAGCGGCCTACCTTTATTAACGTGAGATAAAGGAATAGGGGGCCTTAGATTATCGCCGGGTTCCCAAACATGATGAACTCCACAAACAACGCATCTATCTCTAATGTTAAATCTAAATCCATATTTCTTGAATAAGAACTTCTTTTTCTCAGGAAGTAACACTTTCTTGAGTTCTTTCATTTGTTTTTTAACATCAAGCGATTTGAACTCATAAACAAAAATAGGGCCAGCGAGCCGAGCGTTATGGCTTACTCTAGCAGAATTAATCATTTTATCCATAGAACTATCGTTCATACCTATAATATTAGGTGTAAATACCATTTGTTGCGTCATATTAATACTCCTTAACCATTGTCATTATTCCTCTGTAGACCATTTCGGGGTCCGACTTGGCAGATACGATGTATTTGAAACAAGGTATCCCTTTATCCTGTAAACGTTGCATACCGAGCCTGAATGGTTCAAAGATGGGGTGTTTATCGATGGACCCGTCGAATTCATAATTATCTTTCCATAAATCGTACTTATTAGCCCATATGCCTACGGCTATTGGGAAGTCCTTTTCCTTCTTCTTTTTAGATTTATTCTTATTTAATCTCCAATACTCATCACAAATTGTATCGACCATAAATTGCCACCCTAATTGATTCTCCAAATTATATGCTTCTCTTAAGTGCCTATCATCAATCATGAATATGATATATTTGACATGTCTATTACGCATATCTTTTTGCCAAGCATCCCAATAGTAAGACTGCCCCCCTACATCTGCGGTTTTTATTGTTCTAGAATCTTTATCTATTTTCACTACTTTTCTAGTGGTTCTGTTTAGCCCAACTGTTCTTTCAGCAATATTAGGTACTTCCCCTCTTGTTCTTAGTTGATGATGTAATGTTGTTTTTCCAACTTTAGAAGCACCATATACTCCAAAATTTAATGCGTGTAATCTTTGATATAATTTAGCGGCGGCTTCTGCTAAAAGAATAGAAAAGCCTGTTAATAAAGTAGCCATTTAACCCCATCCGAATAGCCCCTTAACCCTATCAACAAACATACCTAAGAAATCAATTCCATTAGCACCCATTATATTTCCTATAATGAAAAAAGCAGTAGAAGCAAGAACACCCCAAAGTAATGCTCTTATTTTAATGAAAAAAACATCAGCAGAGTGGGCTCTTGATAAGTCGTAAGCTAGAGATTGCTCATCTACGCCTAATAATCGGTCTAACATTTTTATCACCAATCATGAATTATCATTCCATTGCCTTTAGAAATTGTTCAGAGACTTCATCATAAGGTCCACCATCCCCTGAAGCCCTATAATAATTTAAATTTCTAGAATTCATCGTTTCACGAATCTTTTGCCTCTGAGAATCATCTCTATTTCTTTTCTGCCAATATAATTCTATTTTTCTATTCAATAACCACGTCTCTAATCTTTCGTTTACCGCTAAATCGAATAGAGCTTTTTGTAGCATAATTACACCTACCGTAACTAACGCAAATAGTATAGCGTGAGATATCGGTGGGAAAGGTAACGCTGCTCCATATACCGAGTAGAAGTAAACATTCAGTCCAGAAACTGCTCCTACATACATTATCGTCATTATCAGTCTTGTGTCTTTATCTATTGCTGCCATTCATATTCCTCATATTTTATCCCTTAATTAAATTCAACAGTAAAGGTTGTTCCTGTTCCGCTAACATCTGTTACGTCTGCGAATAATCCAGTAGTGAATCTTACTCCATGCATATCTGCTTCGTTATACGAGTCTCCTTCAGAAGCTAAACCAACATATAACATACCTAACATGTTAGCATCACTACATGCTCCTTGAGTTAAACAATCATGAATAGTTACATATCCGGTGTCCGTTCCAGTTGCATAACCGTGAATACTGATTAATTTCCCACCACCAGTATAAATGAGAGTATCAGCACTAATTGCACCACTACTTCTACATCCACCTATACCCGACATATTCTCTCCTCCTTTCAATATTAATTAAATGTCACTAAAAATTTAGTTGCAGTGCCTGCCACATGGGTAACTTCCGCAAATATACCATTTTTGAACGTGACACCATGCATATCTGCTTCAACAAAATTACCAGCCGTCGCTGTGGTTCCAACATATAATACTCCAATAGTATTAGCAGCATTTGCAGCACCAGCAGTTAAACAGTCATGTAAAACAACATATGCTGAATTATCAACTGGTCCACCAGTAACAAAAGACATACCAGTAATACTGATTAATTTGCCAGAACCAGTGAATAGTAATGAATCACCCGAAAAGGCTCCAGTACTTCTACAGCCTCCTATACCAGTCATTTACAATACCTCACTGTGGAAACCTAAAGAACGATATCGTATAAGTCTACTTATCGCTCTTTTCTTCTTCAGAAGCAGTTTCTTTTTCTTCTTTAGCAGGCTTTTCTTGCTTTTTAGGTGCTGGTTTTTTGGCCTTACCTGAGCCTGTTAATGTTGCTTTTGCTTTTGAAGCTACAGTTTTTTTCTTTGGTGGGAATAAATGGTCCACAACTTTATCCGCTGATACGTTTAATTTAATTCCAATGTTTTCTAAAACACTTTCAGAAACATCCTTGAAATCAGATTTCAGAAACTCAACAGTAATGTTGTGGGAATCCATATACAACATTCCTGATTTAACAGAAATATCAGTTTTAACATCAACTTCTAGAAGAACCCCACAAAGGGTGATGAAACCACCACCACTTTGTTGAGTTGCTTCAGTTAAAGTAGCCTTAGCCACTTTAATCACCTCAAATTAATCCAGTTACTTTTAGCGTAACAACGCCAATATCACCGGATTGTAGAGATGCAGCCAAAAGAGCGGCTGAACCAGTTGTATATGCATAGATGTAAAAAGACGTTTTATCAGCACTGATATCTCCAATTACGAAATTACAGTCGTGATTTTCCTGTCCAACTACTTCTACACTACTAACACTGCTAAGTCCAAAGCTTGAAGCCAATACTTTTTCTCCAGCGTGAACGATTTGTTCATCTCCTCCACCACTGTTATCTGCTACTGCTTGGGGAGTTGTTAGTACTGTAGCGGTTAAAACTGAAACTTTAATCACGTCATCATTGTTGTTAGAATGTGAACCAGATATAACTACATGGTCGCCCACAACGAAACCGTCATTAATATAACTTCCAGCAGTCCTTGTATATGTTTTACCAGAAGACGCTGCGTTAATTGTTTGACTAGCATCAGTTGTAGTTGTTCCAGTTCTATAACTGGTGATATTACATTCACCGACAACCGAGTATTCATCTCCAATAACTGATGGCCTAGAATTTCCTTTATGGTCGCTTTTTAGTGTAACTGTATTTGTCATATTTTTTCCTCCTTTAATGTCTCCTAAAGATAAGGCTCAGAAAAGGTTAGTAATCTTGCCTTGTCCCTTGAAGAAGGTACATCCAGTCTCACCCATTGTTCGGTAAAGTCCTCGGTTTCCGAGTACTCCAACACCGAATGGATTTCCGTGGCTGATACCGTCCTCGAAATACTGAGTTGGTTTTAGCGTAGCGAACCAAAGGTGGTCAGTGTCAAGCAGAAGAATGTCAGAAATCTTCGTACCTGTGTAAGCACCAGTTGTTGGCATATCTTTAGCTGGAATTAGAGGGATATCGTAGTATGTTGCAACACGGAATCCAACTTCTGCACCTTTTACACCTTTTACACCGTTATGGCTAGGCATTACTTCTTTAGAGTCCATGAATCTCTCTTGGCTCTGAAGTAGGTCAGAAATTGCCTGAATTGTGTCGTATCCTGTAAGCATAACTTTAGGAGCTCCACCGTTCAATCGCACATTCTGAATGACTGTGTTCATGATGCTTAGGGTGAATTGTCGGCCAGCAGTTGCATAGCTTCCACCAAAGTTTACTTCAGCATCCAAGTAAGATGCAGCACTTCGGGTTGCGCCGTAAATGATTTTTGCATCATCGTCAGTGGTTGCGTAGTTGGTTGTTCCACCAATGTTGGAAAGGTTGTGAATACCAACAGTGTCTGCCAATTCTCCGAAAGAGCTGCAAATCTTCATCAAAGATGTGTATTGTTCACGGATTCTTCCATTTGTTACGGAAACATCAGCACCGAAGTCATCGTACATTTCTAATGGCATGACGAGCATCTTCGATTGAGATTCAGCGTGGAATTTACCCATATCTTCACGGATAAGTTTCCTAAGGTCGCCTACTCCATCGTCAATCTTTGCCATTTCAGCAGCTAATTCGCTGTAATCGAACATATGTGCAACGATTTTCGGATTCATGTATAGGTTAGCATATTCTGGAGCCATTGCAAGAAGAGATGATGAACCGAGAGCCTCGTTTTCACCAACTCCACCAATGATATCTGCATCAGGTGCAGCAGTTCCTTGAGCGGCAGTTCCAGCAGTTGTGGAAATTCCGAATGCAGCAGCGCTTCCACCCTGCGGCCTGTTCGTCATTACTCTCCATCCACTTGCTGTGTATGGCCTCTTTGGTAGAATTGAAAGTGGGTTGATTTCTTGGTTAATCATTGACCAAACTTTCTGTCCGTAAATAACGTTGTAAAGGTTTGCAGCACCAGTTGTTGCTGTACCGTTAAGGTTAATTGCGTCACCAGAGGAACCGGGGAAACCGCTTCCAATAGAACCGACAACTCCAGCAGCCTTCAATAGATTGTTTCCTGCCAATCCACCAAAGCTACCGTAAGTTGCGGCTTCCAAATCTTTCATTGTGTTAATGTACTTTGTCATCTTTTTCATCTCCTTATTTTTATTTTTGTTTTATCTAGCTTAGAGTTGAGCCTCCAATCTCTCAACTAGAGCGTTAATGTCATTCCAATCCATTTTTGCTATTTCATCGCTGTCTGGAAGGTTAAGTTCTGATACCGCTTCTTCTTGTTTGCGGATAACTTCTTCTTTGTTCTCATTAAGAGTAGATAGAAGGTCAGTGAATTGTTTCCTTAATTCTGCTACTTCTGCTTTAGCATCGTAGTTTGCTTTCTCGATTTCATCTTGCTTAGCAACCATTTCAGAATCGAATCGGGCTTGGAAATTATCTTTAATTGCATCATAAGCAGCCTTTTCTAGTTGTTCTGCTTTAAACTCTGCATAAGCTTTCTCAAGGTTTTCTGGAGAAAGGTCCAGAGTAGATTGGTTATCGAACTTAGCCATAAAGTCGCTATCCAATTGGTCGTGCTCAGAGCTTGGGGTTTCCCCTGCTCCTCCACCTTCAATTTCTCCAGCATCTAAACTAGGTTTGGCTTTAACCTCAGCATCTTGATACTCCATCATTTTCTCTTCTTCTGATGGAACCTCTTCTTCAGTTGCGGTATCCATCAGTTCTTCTTCTTCTTTTACTACTTCCTCGGTCATATTATTTGCCTCGTTGGATGATTCTTGGTTTTTATTCAAGTTCTTATTAAAGCTTTCCTCTAATTCTATTGAATTTGAAGAAATATCTTCTTCTTTATTAAGTTCCGAATCATTATTCTTCTCTAATAGTTCGTTTAATGCGTTTAATGCCTTTTCTATTTCAGTCATGTCTTTTTCTCCTTTTTCCATTTTTAATATGTCAAACTTCGCTTCAGGATTAATTCCTTTTTCACAAATTGTAACTTCATGGAGTTCTAGTTTGGAGATTTCATTATAATCTCCGTATTCTTTATGAGATTTCTTTTTCTTTTCTAACGCTTGGCCACCAATACTAAAAGAACGAAGAGTACCATCTCTTATTTCTCGACCAACTTCTTTTGCTTTCTCAATGTCTTCTCTCATTTTAATAACAACGAAAAACCCAACATCATCTACTTCGGTTTTCCAAAGTTTACCGGATTTATCTCTATATTGAGGAATAACTTCCCCAACCTGAACATTAGAATGATTAGTCATAACATTTCTAAATTTGGTAATTTCCATATATTTACCAACGGCTTCATCTAAAGCATCTAAAGTAATCAAATCGTTTTGTTTATCTACCATTTCAATAGAAGCATAACCACCTATTACCAAATCATCAGATTTTAGAATACTAAAAGGGTCATGTCTAACTGGGTTAATTGACCTCATAATAGCAGCAGAACTCATGAATGAGGTTTTCTAGCGTTTACTATATTAATTGTTCCTGAATTTTAATTTAGAAAACTTATCTTTACTAATATCCCAAACCCCTTCATCAGTATCAGAGTCAACAGGTTCAGTTTCTAAACCAGTCCAAGCTAACCAAATATCTTCACCGTCAACGGGAATAACCCTAACATGAAATTTAGTATCAAATTTATTTCCTTCTAACATATATTCATGATAACCGTCTCTTTGAACTCCTAATTCTACTTTACCGGAATCAACTAATTTGCCCTTTCCATATTTGTCTTCCACTTGAGCAGGGAATTTACCTGATTTACCAAAAAGAGAAAATATATCTTCATCATCTTCTATATCTATTTCCCATCCAAATAATTTATCACTCACTTTGAAAAAGATACATAGGTTATCATTATCCTTTCTATAAATTTTAAATTCTCCTTTTCTATATTCATCAGGAGTTTTGTAATCTTTCTCTATCATATCATCAGCAGCAGAAAACACTCCTTCTTGTTCATCATAAGTTATATCTTCTAGTTGTTTCATCCAATCTTTTAATTTTTTACTATCAGACTCAAAAAGATTACTAAAATAATTCATATGTTTTTCTCTTACAAAATCTTCTATTTTATCAAAAGAAACTCTACCAGTTTCCATTAAGAAATTTTTAACAGCCAGTCTGAACTTTGCTTTTTGTGTTTTCAACATATCTTCTATCTGAGTTTTCCAAACATCAATATCTAGTATAGCATTTTTAGACATCAAATTATTTTCTTCAAACCCATAAAACGTAAACCCATCTAAATCTGATTTAATTATGGCAGTGGCTTCACCGTGTATAATATCTGAAATTTTATATCCTTTCTCTAAAGCTTCTACATTATAGTTAAGAGATTTCTTAGTATCTTGAGATAATAATTCAAGAGTGATGAGTTTTTCAGGTAATTCAACTTCAGGTATCTCAATAGGTTTAGCAGAGAATAACTTGTAGCCTCCGTTTTTATCTTTCTTTACTTCATCTATTTTAACTCGGATAATAGTACCTACATCAACATCTATTTTTGTATTCAGGGCTTTACCTACTTCCAAATATTTCCTATCATTAATCATTTTAGTATTTTTAAAATCATCATTATCCGATAATGGCCCAGCACCTAAAGTATAAGTGAACATATTAGATTTAGTAGTCTTTTTATCTAATACCATCATATCTAAATCAACGAATTTCTTCCACTTAATCCATTTAGGGTTCTTCTTAGTTCCAACAAAATAAGTAGATGTTAGGTCTTTTATTACTACCCCCTCAGCAGTTGGTATTTGCATAATTTCTTCTGAATATTCTTCTACTTCCTTAATAGAATCAGCATAACGTGTATCTTTTTTAGAAGGGAAAGCTAGTTTCTCATCTGAATGAGTAGAATAATTATTGAAAAGTATAGTTAACCTTTCAGATAATTCTTCTTCATGTAACTCTCTATCTTCATGCCTCATAATATCGAATACATGTACTCTTAATTCTGAATCTTCCGCTTCCTTTCCTTTGAATATTCTGGCCACAACTTCTGCTCTATGTAATGGTTCTTCCTTTTGGAAAAGCATTAATTCTGCATCAAGGATACAATCCCCAAAGTGTTTAGCAGCCATTATTTTCTTTTGTTCTGGACATTTATCGGTGATGTCTTTACCATTGAATGAATAAATCTTAATTTGTTCATCTATCTTATGAATCTGAATTCTCATTCCATCATATTTTTCTTGAACAACCCATTTTCCTGTAAATCCCTTTAATTCTTTCAAATCATCTATCTCAAAAATCCTATACATTGGTTTGTTAGGTATTAAAAAATGAATATCAGATTTCTGAGCTTTTTCTAAACTAACCGTTTTATTCCATTTAGATTTCCCATGATGAGACACAAATATATCTTCTAATAATTTAGCAGCAGCCTTGTATTTACCTTTAATTCTCTTAGTATCTTTACCATCCCCATAGTGTTCTACAATAAAATCAATGACATCTTTTTTAGATAAATTAAGACCTTTATATCCTTCAGTAATATTATCTGGTTCTAAATCATTTTTTTCCCAAGCGCCGTCACTTAACGATTTATCATGATTTCTTATAGCCCAATGAATAAATTTAGCAAATAAAGAGGGATTAGACATTAATTGGTCTAATACTTCTTCTCCGTATTTAATACTGAAAGGGTCTTTAACAATTCCAGAGGAGTACCTTAATTCTTTAACTTGAGAATAAATATCCCTTGCAATGTCTGTTTCTACATTTTCAGCTTCGTCAGAAAATAAATTATCTTCATTAATTACTTTTTTAATTTCTTTACTGAAATCATCTATGTCATCCCACTGTTCACGTAATATTTTAATCTCACTTATCCATTTCTTGCCATATTGTTTAGGGTCTGATAAAGCAGAAAGATATGACATTCGCATTTTTTCAAAAAATTGAATGACCCTTAGAGTTATTGGGGTATCTTTCGTAATAGAAACAGGCACACGAAATCACCTAATCTTCTTGAATTCTTTTAGCGTCTGGTATAGATGCCTGTCTTCTTTGTCTCTCTTCATCAGATTCTGACCATCGCTCCCACCGAGCAGTAGCGGGGTGGGGGTAATGGGGAGTTGCTTTCATTCTATCCATTAATTTATTATATTCTCTTAAAAAATCAGGGTCAAATTTGTCTTTATATTTCTCCATTAAAGCGTCTAATTTATCTAAATCTCGTTTAACTGATTTAGAAATATTACCACTTGCGTATTCTCTCTTTCCTTCCTTAACGGTAGTACCTTTACCATCAGCAAGATGTCCAGTTCCTAATACGGGAGTTGTGTCTTTCTGACCTTTTGTTCTTTCAGCCTTTACTTCTTCACCAATTACGAATTGCATCAATTTTTCTACATACTCTGTTCTTTCATTTGTCATTTCAATCTCCTCCTAATCTACTAACTAAATCGTTAATCTCATCCCAACTCATTTTAGCAATAGTATCTGAATCTGGAACATCGGACTTCTGACCCATTGCAGGAACAGGAGAATCAATAGTAACAATACCTGATTTCATCAAGATATTATCATTATCAAATACAGTCTTCTCTATTTTCTTTATCCTTCCTACTAACTCTTTTAGTAGGTCTATCATTTCATTATTTTCTTCTGTCATATTATTCACCTAATCCATTAGAGAGTGTTAGTAAATTAAGTTCGATTTCACCTAGAAGATTTATCTTACTTATGATATCATTGGGTATGCTTCCGTCAGCTACATCCCTGCCCTCGTATTTATCTAAATCCTTGAGTAGTGCAGAAACTTTTTTCTCAATCTTAGTAATATATTCCTCGATGTTTTGTCCTTGCTTCTCTTTATTGAGGAATACTGTTGCCCGACCAACTTTGTTCTTTGATGAGGTGTACTCATCATATTCACCATCTTTTTGTTCTTTCTTTTTTATCTCATCTTTCCAGCTCATTTTTCTTCCTCTCCTAAACTACCTGAACTCTTTGGATATACTACTTTCCTAACCTGCCTATACAACTGCTCATACTGCTTTCGTAATTTGCTCGCCGTGGCAACCATATCAACGTTCTGTTCACTGATAGATTTCATCTTCTTATTTAATTTAGAATCATCTTTAACTAAATCAAGACCTTCCATCATCTCAATAAGTTCCCCTAATTTAGTAAAATCTTGACCGAAATATTCTGAAGGTTCAGCAGCTTGCAGTGTTTTCTTTAGTTTCTTTTTCTCTTTAGAGTCAAGAGCATTTAAAATATCACTCTTAGCTTTTAGAACATTTTCCCAAGTCATTTAATTCACTTCCCAAGTAACATTTTCTCCTTCTTCTAACCGTTGCATTATATCAGAAACAGTAAGGTCAGCCCTCATACGATTTTTTATATCAGGGTTATTTAGTAAATTTGGTATCGTATATAGAGTACCACCTTTAATATATTCTTTGTAAAGGTCTTTGAGTCTATCATTAATATTTCTATGTTCAGCAATATCCTTTACAATTTTAACAGTATTACTATATTGATAAACATTAGAAATTATTTCATGTAGGGGCTCCTTAACCTTAACAAGTTTAGAATCTTCAAAAGTTTCATATTCTATTTCTTGATTTAATTTATCATTTATTTTCTCTAAAAGACCCAACCTTTCTCTGAAATACCTTTGTTCTTCTTTACTTAATTGTAAAGTCTCTATAACTTCAATGTGTTTTTCATCTCTTACATTTTTAATTGATTCTAAATCATCATTACTAAGGTTATACATTTCTTTTATTTTTTCAACTTCTTTATTCTCAACGTGTTTCATTAAATTAATGTAACTTTTAGGGTTCTTCATTAAACTATTAACTGCCTTTTCTATTTTAGGACCATAAATTGTTTCTCCTTCTAAATCAACAATATCATCTTCAGTTATTTCTATGGCAAATGTTTCTATATTTTCTAAAAGTTTTAATCCGTCTTCTAATAATTGTTTATGGGTCTTGCCTTTAATTTTACCAGTATCAATATCCTTTACAGGAACTTTTTGTTTAGGTACAGTTTGTTTTTCTAATAACATAGCTCTTAGATTATCAATTATAGGTTTCAAAACAGTAGCCTCTTTTTCATAAGCTGGAGATTTTTCTAAAGCTGAAATAAGAGTCCTAATATTCTGTTCCATAACTTCTGGATGCATGGGGTCATTACCAGTTACTGTTTTAGTTCGTAACTTTCCATCTGAATCTTCAAATTTTTCATATTTTCTTCCAGATAATTTAGGTGGTTTTATACCTTCAGTTGTATCTGTTTTTTCACGAAAATTCCCAACTGGATACTTCTCAAGTATGTCTTTTAAAATTTCTACTGTTTTAGGAGATATAGGTAATCGACTGTATAATGCTTTACTTTTTTTACTTTCTCTCTCAATAGCATCAATTAGGTTCTCCCAAGTAATACCTTGTTCTTTTAGAATTTCTTCTAAATAACACTTCAACATAATGAACGGATTATCCGTTTTTAGAAGGTGGGCTTTTAGAAGAGTTGACATTTATTTCCCTCAATAATATGGTTTGTTTTCATGATTTTGTTTTCTTTTCTTAGGTATGTGAATATAGTTAGGCATATCTGAATTAGATTGGGGCTCAGGTCTAACTTTATTATTACCTAAAGACATAGGAGTTAAATCTTTATTTTTAGTTACTATTTTTTCTTTTTGTGCTAATATTCTTTCAGCCGTCATTAATTCTTTTCTCATTTTAGCTGCTTCTTCTCTTGTTGTCATTTTTAATCTCCCCTCATATTTTGGATAATATCATTAGCCATATCTTTATTTTCCTTAGTGGGTTTTACCCGTTCTGAACGACTAACTTTTGCATGGGGGTCATCCATTGTAAAACCATCTTCATGTATCATATTCTTAAAACAAACATCACATTCTTGGTAAATGTTTATTTTGTCTTCAATGGGTTCTCCACTATCCCAATGTTCTAATAGAAACCTTTTCATTTTAGGACTTCCAAAATGGTCTTGAATTACACCACAGTAATCACAAGTATTTACTTTGTTTATGTATTTATCTAAGTTTTTCAGATAATATTCTTTCATTTCTTTTTGAAAGGGACTAAGGGTTCTTTTCTTAGGGGTTGTAGGTTTTCTTTCTTCTTTGGTCTTCAATATATCTTCCCAACTCATATTAACCAACCCTCCTTTCTGTTCTTCTATCTACATTATTATTAGCTGCTTCCTCTGGTAAACCTGAATTCCGCTTAGGTGGTCCTACACTCATCTTTGGTTTAGGACTTTCTCCCTTTACTTCCGCAGGCTTACCTGCTTCAGCCAATGTTGGTTTATTTCCTTCAGCCACCATTTGACCAATGTATCTCTGGTCTACATCAGTTCCAGCATAAGGGTCTGATTCAAATGCTTCTTCTTCCTTAGATTCTCCACTTCCACCTTCGGGTTGAGGTTTTGGTTTAGAATAGATGAATTTACCATCTTCATCCATATCCACTTCAAATCCAAGATTCTTAATTTGCCCTGCAATATTAACTTCAATTTCTCTTTTTCTCATTTTAGCAATTTCATCTTCCTCTTCAGATGGTGGTAAAACTAATTCCCAATCAGTTATACCAAACTGCTTAACCATGAATGGGAATACATATTTATTCCAAACATTTTGTGCCATTTCTACTGCTCGGTTAGTGACAAGAATCTGCATACCTTCGTTATTTAACCCTCCACTGGTAGAGTTATCAGCCATGAAAATTTTACTTACACCATAAAAGGCAGAGACTCTATCCCTCAAATCTTCTTTAACAGAAATATAATCCATTTCTTTAAGTGAATCCATGAATTTAACCCACTCTACAGAACCTCTACCATTCTCGGCCTCTATACCCATAACAGGAATAAAGTGAGCGTCTTGTTCCATCTTTTCTTTAACTCCCCTCCAAAAAGTCCTCATAGATTCAATGTTTCTTGTTTGAACAGCAAGAAGACCTTTTGGCATTCTACTCTTAGTATAAGCTTGATTGATGTAATTCTCCATAGCAAGTAAAGTGGTTAAATGATTCCACATAGTTACTACAGGGCTCGTTCCATAAAGTCTACTTGGGGAATATTTACTGAAATGAAGAACTTCCCCTTTAATGAAATTCTGCTCATAACCGTGTGCTCTATTAACATAATGAACTGGATAAACATCACCATTACATTCTCCACATTTCTCATACATATTATCAACAGAAAGATGCCTATGGTGAATACAAGTAAAAGAATTCCCACCTTTATTGCCATCTTCATCACAAACAATTGCCATAGATACTGGGTCAGCACGATACATCTGTTTAATTCGATGAGCTCTAATGTTTCCATTACCATCAACAAAGTATTCTTTTACAAGAACCAAATAAGCATCATCCATAATATTGAGGTCATCTTCTAATTCCTTTAGAACATCAATAAGCATCTGTTCTGCATCATTGACATAACCTGAACCCATAAATTTCTCAGCATATGTTTTTTGATTTTTATCTGGTTTTTTCAGATTAGTAGATTCACATTCAGCACACTCTAATACTGTTTCTTCATGTTCCTTACCACAATCTTCACATTTAACAGAAAATCTTGGACTCCATTGGTATCCTCTCCTGAAAATTTCATTCTTCAATTGAGTAATACAAGTTCTTAAGATAACTGAACTTTCAGCAATATGATAGACTAAAGGCCCTGTCATCGTTAAAGGATGATGACGTTCCTGTATCCCCATCTGGTAAACTTCTCTATCAGCAGGAACAGGAGTAGATTTCCTGAAAAAATTAGTTAAGGAAAATCTTCTTTTTTCTTCAGTCATTCTTCCTCAGCCCCCTGTGGACCTACGTGTTCAAATAAGTAATCAGAAGCGTCATCAATACTTGACCACTCATCTTCTGAAAACTCATAGTCTTCAATAATTCCTTCTAAGTCATCGATAGCATCATCAACATCTTCTTTGACAATGTTACCTACTTTTTCTAATTCGTCCATAACCCTCATTTTATTATTCTCCTTATATTTACTGATGTTCTCTACATCTATATCGTCTTTCAAAAAATTATAATTAACGTGGTCTGCATGATTAGCCCACTTCATTAATTTGAATAGTTCTTTCATTCTTTCTTTAGCCCACGGTTGTTTTTTATGGAACTTTTTAATCCTAATTAATTCTGAAAGAATATCAGCATTATCACCTTTCATTCTGAAATATGGTCTAGTTTTCTCTAACAACTTAATGATATCATCTTGCGAATAAAAGTTTAATCTTTGGACGGCTCTCGTTGCTTGAGGGGATTTCTGGTCTAGGTGTAATTTACCAATACCTAACTCCTTGTGTAATTCAGTCACGAATGCTTTACCTCTATTACCTGTTGCTATAATACCTATTCTTGGATTATGGTTTCTATCCATTGTGATATACCCATCAGAATCAATAAAGGCAGCAGTATAAGCATACAAGTCCTTTTTTATTTCCATTGGTAATTTATAATATTCACCTTCAACATTACTGATATTCAATTTATCAGCGACTTTACAAATTATCTGTGGAGAAGCACGTCTATGTAATTTAGCAGGTAATCGGTCATATATCTGACGAGCAGATATTCCTTGATTCTCACATACACTCTTCAATACAAAATCATCTAATTGTTTAGAAATATTATTTTTTATCACTTGATTAGAGATACCAGTTATTATCTTTCTAAATTCTCTTTTAGAATTAGTCATAGTCTTTGTCAATGATGAATAATCAGAATTATAATTATCCCCTCGATGTAATTCAGCCTCCCAAAATTTACACAAAGCGTCTATTACTTGTCTTCTAGTTTCTCCATCTTTAATAGAATGTAATTTCTTCAAATCAGATTCTGTATATCTCATCTGACGAAGAGGGGTTTCATAAGGAGCAAGCCAATAAATGGATTTGATACAATCACCGAGATGATTAGAATAAGCAGAAATCAAATTCTCTATTGCTTTCGTAAAGATTAATTTCTCTTCTCCTTTCAAGGTCCGTCTATGTTTCTTCAAATCTTTAATAATAGCAGGGATTGTTTTGTCATTAATACGATATTCTTTAGGGAAAATATCTAACTGTGATTTTGC